GTGGCGCTCACGGACACCGCGGCCAGGCAGGCCAAGCCCCGGGAAAAGGGCTACACCCTTGCAGACTCGCTCGGGCTCACGCTGTACGTCGCCGAAACCGGCGTGAAGAGTTGGCATTTCCGGTTCACATGGCTCGGCAAGCAGGCCAGGATTTCGCTTGGCACATACCCAGAAATAGGTTTGAAGGAGGCCCGTGCGCGGAGAGATGAGGCGCGCGAAGAGGTTGCGCAAGGTATAGATCCGCGCGAATCAAGGAGGGTGAAGAGGACAGAGCGCCTTGGCGCTCAGGAGAGGACATTCCGCCGCGTCTACGACGAGTGGCTGGAATTCAGGAAGGGAAGCCTGACCGAATCGACGGTCAAGATCATCTCGAATGCGATGGAGCTGGATGTACTGCCGGCGTTCGGGCTGCGCCAGATCGATTCGATCAAACGGTCCGACGTAATCACGCTGATTCGCCGCATTGAGCGCCGCGGCTCGGTGACCACCGCCGTCAAGACCAGGCAGTGGATGGGTCAGGTTTTCCGGTATGCGATCGCCACCGGCATGATCGAGAACAACCCCACGGCGGAAATGCACACTGTCACTGAGAAAATGGCTCCGCACAAAAATCGGCCGTTCCTCGCCTTCTCGGAAATGCCGAACATCATCAAGGCCATTGAGGAAAGCCAGTCAGGACTTCAACTTCAGTGCGCCACCAAGCTGCTGATACTCACCGCCTGCCGTCCGGCTGAGGTGCGCAAAGCCGAGTGGGCGGAAATCGACCTCGACACAGCGACCTGGTCAATCCCTGCCAGCAAGATGAAGATGCGCCGCGATCAAGTAGTACCGCTGTCGCGCCAGGCGGTAGAGATCCTGCGCTTGATGCTGCCGATATCCGGCAACCTGAAATACGTGTTCCCGAACCGAACTGATGCCGTTCGGCCGATCGGCATCAACTACGCGGTAAACCTGCTGGACCGTTGCGGCTATACCGGCAGGCAGTCACCCCACGGGTTCCGGCACCTATTTTCCACGGAGATGAACAGCCGCGGATATAACAAGGACTGGATCGAGCGTCAGCTGGCCCACGCCGACAGCAGCGCCATCCGTGATGTGTATAACCACGCCACCTATATAGAGCAGCGCAGAGAGATGATGCAGACCTGGGCCGATATGGTGCTTCCACCAAAAAGTTAGGTCGTCCGCGCCGGGATCATTCCTGCTCCTGCAGCGCCCACAGCCTTGCCGCCTCGGCCAGTTCCAGCATGTCCACCAGGTCACCCTCGTCGATCTCCTGCCGCCGGTGCGCAGCATAGGCCATCTCGCTGAGCACCGCCGCTCGGCCATCGGGATCTTCGACCAAGGCGACCTGATCGTCCAATTCAGCCACCCAGGCCTGCGGGAGGTCAGTTGCCATACTCGCCTACCGCCCGGCACCACCACGACTGCGCATACAGCACGCCGTCAATCTCCTCAACGCCATTTATGTTCATCCCGAGCTGAGCCATTCCGTTGACCCTGGCATCGTGCAGGCGTGGGACGATGTCATCGCTGGGTGTCGGGTTGAACACCCAGGCCTGGGTCGACTCCCGACCCAGCGGCTCGCTGTAGTGGTCGCCGATGTGGATGTCGGCCCGCAGAGGCTGGATTTTCTTGAGCTGATCGGAAGGGATGGCCACGCCATTCACGCGGCGGCGAACGAGGAGGAAGTACATGCTGCACCGAATACTGTATATGGATACAGTATTTCAGCATCAGGAAACGCAAACGCGCCAGTACCACTCGGCGGACTATGCTTGTTTGCTCAGGCAGGAGGGCCGCGCATGTGTGGAAGGCTGAGCCAGTACCGAGGCATACACGACTTCGTTGAAACCCTGAGCCTGCCCGAGGCATGGCGGAACAACGTCGGCGACCAGCCGCTTGGCCGGTACAACGTCGCGCCGACCACGCCGGTGGCAGTGCTGCGGGTGGATGAGGCAGGCCCTCGGGCGGACCTGGTGAGGTGGGGATGGCGACCGCATTGGGCGACCGACCGTGCTGCGCCGATCAATGCCCGGGTCGAGAAAGTTGCGCATGGCCCTTTCTTCCGCTCGATCTGGCCCCATCGGGCCATTACGCCCATCGACGGCTGGTATGAATGGGTGGACGAAGGCGGACCGAAGAAGCAGCCGTACTACGTCCGGCGCCGAGATGGGCACCCTGCCCTATGCGCCAGCATCGGCCAGTTCACAGGAGGCGAGAATGATGGGTTCGTCATCATCACTGCCGATGCCCAGGGCGGGATGGTAGATGTGCACGATCGCCGGCCTGTCGTATTGTCGCCAGGTCTTGCGCGTGAATGGATGGCGGCAGGTACGGCAAAGGAGCAGGCAGAGCAAATGGCGCTCAACCTGGGCGAACCGGCCGGGGCCTTTGAGTGGTACCGGGTTAACACGGCCGTTGGCAATGTGCGCAACCAGGGCGCCGAGCTGATCGAACCGATTAGTGAATCGGACCAGCAGGGCCGCCTAACGCTTTAAGCTGGTAGTCGGTGACGGCCTGGCTCTGTGACTCGGCAATCATCCGCAGACGCTCCACCTCTTCCGCTGGGGCTCCCGAGGCCTTCGCTTCATGGTGACGCTTCCATGCCTGCACGGCGTCGGTATACATGGGATGGTCAGGGTAAAGGATCGGCGGCTTACACTTCATCGGGGTTCCATCCTGAGAAGGCCATCATTGAATGGTAGACGGTGCCCGCCCTGCTTGGATTAACTGGTAATCGATAACCGCTTGGTAAAGCGAATCCGCCAACAGGCGTAGGCGCTCGACCTCTTCAGGCGGCGCGCCATTGTCCTGGGCTTGGTGGTACTCCCGCATGGCGACGATGGCCTGCTGGATCAGCGGCTCTCCAGCCTTAATCATTCCAACAAGAGTGCGTTTGACCACGGTGATTGCTCCTGCCAGCTGGCATGGAATACAACGGGCCCCATTGAGCCATCTTCCGACAACCTCATTCTATCTGTGAAAAAAAGTGCGGTCGATAACACCTACTAAGACAACGAAAAGAATCAAGGCAAGCAGCCCTACCACTATTCCTTTCAAGTCTTGCATGAAAAATTTTACACGATAGAGTAGCGAATTATTGAAATATAGCTCGTTACATCCAAGCTCAATCTCTTCGACAATTTCAGAAGCCAACTCTCTCACTTGATAAGTAAGCTCTTCGCGCCCGATCTCATCAAAAAAATCAATACCCCTCAGCTTCCCTAGGGAAGTCAAGCTTATAATTTCACTACCTACATGTCCATTGAACTGCTTGATGCGCAGCTCAAGTTCTAACAGCAAGCCTGTATAAGCCGTTTCGCTCAGAGTCGGTTTAAAATTACTTTTAGTCACCTCATCGTCAACCCAGCCGGCCAAATCTCCCAGACGATCTACAATCTTATCTTTACGCTTTAAAGCTTCTGTCCGCCGATTTGAGTTGTGCTGCAAATATAAAGTGAACATCCACCCAAATAGTAAAACCAACAGCTGACCCGGTAGATTCTGAAAGTTCATTTAGCTCAGCCCAGCCGCCGCTTCAATCCGATCTTTGATGAGGGCTTCAATACTCTTAACGAGACTGTGCGAGTAGGTCAATTTCCGCTGGAGCTCCTCGAAGGTGAAATCTTCCTCGCGAATTAGCCCACCGAAGGCCTCGTCCAAGAATGAGCGACCATACCTATTGTAACCGTCAAGTACGACATGTACGTGATCAAACTCACGAAGCTTAGGAACTAGCCACATCTTTCTAAAATTTTCGCCACAACCTTCCCCGTCTTCGGGGTATCGACCGTAAGGCTTTTTGCTGAACTGCTTGACTACATCAATAGTATAAGTGCTCATATCTCAATATTCCATTGGACTAACGTACCAGGAAACTTTTTCCGCAACTTAGCCTCGGCCGGTTGCTGATTTTTTTGCCTGAAAGTGTAGAGCCCATTATTACTAAACACCCACAACACCCCTCCTTGGGTGTCGTTAACCAAAGCCTTAATACTTTTACTTCCTTGGCCATGTTTCTCCTGATTAGTCCCACTAACATCATTCTGCATAGAATAATATATGAGCCTCTCATCCGGAACGCGAACCACTATCGGCTTCAAGATCTGAATACCCAAACCATCCAGCCCAGGTATATCCTTAAGCAACTCATCGAAAAGTTTAGGATCCTTGTGCTTAACCAATTGAAAAAACCAAGGCTTTTCAACTACAGTTTTTGGAATACCAACCCCGCAGTCGTAGATAGCAAGGTATAGCTTTTTGCCGAAAGTGCTGCACATTAACCACCAGCGCTTTTGCTCTGCTGGCGAGTCGGGATAAGCATGCAGTCGAACATTATTTATGGTTTCAGATACCGCATCACCATAAACATGTTCTTTGTCCGGGCTCATTTGATCATCATAAATACGCCCCTGAATGAAATCTACAATTTCATCCATCTGGTCACTTCCAACACTGGAAACAATAGGCATATGCCTAGCGCTATCGAGTGAATACTTTATTTCAAAACCATGTATAAGCTTGTGCAAATTACTCGACCTGATAGCAGCGTTGACTGCTGGAGACTTTCGCGAGAAGGAAACCTCAGCTTTTCCTGATCTGCCAGCGCCCGCCATCTCGACAGCGGCGTAAACCACAACCAAAGCCGCCGCCGATATTTTCTCAGTTTGAGAAAAGTCTACAATACAGTCCCGAGCCTTATACCTACTCCGGATTGCCTCAATAAACGCCATAGTTTGAAAGTACGGGCTCATCTTCCCCTCAAACTCATATATGGAAATATATTTTGGCGCCTGAATTACATCCTTATGAAGCAATGGACGAACCGGCTGAACTTTATCTGGGTTATATTTTTTCCCTTTTCGCCCTAGACGACGACGCCACCGGGATTGCCCGATGGCAAAATTGATTTCCTTGGTATTTTCGTCAAGCCGCTTCATCGTCGTCTCGAGGTTCTCAAAGTCTCAGCTCCGACACCTTGTCTGAACTGGTGCTATATCGCCCGCCTTCCGGACTGCCGCACAGCAGCGCACAGTACCAAAAGCAGCCCATGCGGTCACTCCTGGCCTTGAATTTAATAAGCCCCAGCGCCTTTGCCGCGTAGCGCATCGTACTCATGCTCGCATTGCCTTCCGGCTATTCTGGCTGAGTCGTAAGCTTTAGCCAGTTCTCCCGCTCGAGCATCAGCCCGTGCGAGCAGGTGGGAGAGCACCATGGCGGCGCGGATGGCTGCCTGGCCTCGGGCGATAGCGGCGGTGTCCGTGCCGGGGCAACTGACGGTGGCGGCGAGCCTGGCGCCTTCGTGCTGCAACCGCTCGCCAGCAGTATCGGCGCCAGCAGCGCCAGAGTCAGCAATCGTTCTTTCTTCATGGGCATGTGCTCTCGCCTCCTCCTGCGCTTGGGCGCGTCGTTGTTCTTCCTGCCGGGCTCCACGCTCGCCGACAACCTCGGCCAGACGGTCACCACTGTCACGTTCTGCTGATGCCTTAGCAGCCGCGGCGCGCTCCACTGACCTGCCGTGCTGGTACACGCCCCAGTAGGACGCGAGCAGCGCCAGCAGGATCAACGATCTGATTGCCCACGACTTCATGCCAACGCCCTCCGCACACCCTCGTCAATCACCGGGTCCGGGTACGGGTTGCCGCCGTTCTCGTGCACGATGATGCCGACCACCATTTCGCGCAGCGTGGCATGGTCTTTGATGTTGATCGGGTCAGTGGCACGTACGCCCAGGCGCTTGGCAACAGCCGCGGCATAGGCCTGGGTGTCGTTCTCGTTACTCGGCGCCCAGCGGTTGATGGTCTCGAGCACGGTATCGATGCCCTTCCCGCCCAGGCCGGGCATGCCGTCTTTGCCGCGGTAGTTGATCAGCAGCTTACCCAGCGCGCGGATGCCGTTCTCGGGTTCGTCGAACCGGGCGAAGCGCGGCTTTGGCACTCCGGTCTCCAGGCCAAGTTGGCCCTGCCAGGCGTTGCGGGGATTGAAATCGATGTTGCCGGGGTTGTTATTCCGGATGCCACGAGGAGTGCTCATTCAGCGCCCTCCTGTGCCGGCTCAACATCCTGCACCGACACAGTTACCTCGGCGGTGTAGCGCTTGAGTACCTGAGCAACCAGCAGAACGGAGCTAGGCTGAGTACGCAGCAGGTCCCGGGCAACTGCGTCAGCCTGCTCAGCTGTTTCATACTCGGTCTGGTGGACCGGGTCGAAAGCGTTGGATTTGTTGAAGACAATGAAAGGCATGACTTTCTCCAGGCAAAAAAATACCGCCGGGCGGCGGTTGGGTTGGGGTGTCGTCGAATCAGGCCGGCAGTTCAGGCCAATCAATGGCTTCGGGGAAACCGGGCTGCTCAGGTAATCGGTTGAGCGCAATGCGATAGCGCTTCCAGACCTTCAGCGCGTCGGTCTCCCCGGGAGTGGCCTCTTCCAGGTCTACCGCATCCTGCAGCGGGGCGATCGCCAGATCCGCGGCTGCCCGGCGCTGGGCAATCTCCGCCGTGGCGGTCGCACGCAGTTGCTCGGACGCTGCCAGGGCCTTGTCCTCGACTGTCACCAGCTGCCTCCAGTCGATCGCAGCAAATCCCAGCGTCGGCGCCGGGTGCTCGGCCTCAGGGATAGGTAGCGCCACCAGGCCATCAGCCGGCGACACGATGTCACGCGGAAAGCGTGCCGCCTGGCTGGCATCGATCGGCAAGGGGAGCTGCAGCACCACCACCAGCTCACCGGCCACACGCTCGACTGGCGCGATCACCCAAGGGCAACCGGTGGCCTCGGCCGGCAACGTGGCGCCATCCGGCAGCTGGGAAAAGTCCAGGGTCAGACCGTTGATGGTCAGACTGTCGCCTTGCTTGTAGATCGTCAGCGAGGCCGGGGCTACCGGCAGCACTGGACTCAACTTGATACGCATTAGAACCACCTGCCAATAGCGATGTATTGATACTGAATATCGGATGTGGTGGCGAAGCGATAGGACCAGGAATCGGCATACACCGTATTCGTGGTCGCGCTCCACCAGATGCCGTTGTAGGCCTGCTCGCCAATGCCGGCTTGGTTACCGCTCGCCCCGATCGAGCCCAATGCTGTGGCAAGGACGCGCGGCGCCGTGGCGAACGCTACCGGCATGACGGCACGGCCAGCGGCTGCGGTATTCAATGCTTGTTTCGGTACCGTGATGACACCCCAGCAAACCTGGGTGCCGTCAGCTAGGCGGATGAACTCCCCATTGGAGTTGGAGCCGCGTTGTAGCAGCGCGCCTGTGGGCACACCGCCGGCCTGGCTGACCGCGCCGAGAATGTTGCCCTTCTGAAATCCGGTGGCAATCCAGTTGTACAACTCGTCAAAGTTGGCGATGGCTTTCAACCAGGCGCTTCGACGGTCGTCCCCTCCGGCGCCGTTAGGCGCACTTCCTAGATTGATTACTTGCTTTGCCATATAGATTCCTTAAAGCGGCTTCATTGGCCTGGAAGCGAACAGCGTTCGCCCGTTGGCGGTAAGCGGGTTGATCCCCGAGGCGTTGTCGCAATACATCTGCAAGACCGAGCGGTTACCAGGCAAGAAGCCTCCGAAGTTGGCCCGGATCGGCTGGGTGGTCTGCTGAATGTTGGTACAGGAGAACAAGGCATTAGCCAGGACATAGTCGTCATAGCTGCCTGTCCATGGCATTTGCTGGCTCGGGGCGTAGTAGGCACCCACGGCAATCGGGTCGCCGGCCTGAATGAAACTGTTGCTGGCAGGCTGGCCGTTCAGCAGCGACAGGTTGGCTGTAGTGACAAACGTCCGGTTGCCAGAGGCGTCTCGAACGGATGCTCCATAACTGCCTGCCGGTGTGTTGGGGGTCATGTAGCTCGCGCAGAACCACTTGATCTGCATTGGATACAACGCGACCTCGCCATGCGCCTGATTGTTGTTCCAAGCCTTTATGCGAAACCCCGTCCAATTACCCGGACTTCCTTTCACATGGAAGTTGCCAACCATCATGTAGTTGGCAGCGTTGAGAAAAATCAGCGGGCGCTCATAGGTGGTGATTGGTGTTGCGAACGTCACCTCACCCCACTGGATCTGCGAACCGCTTCCTGGGCCTTGAAAACCGATGTTCAGGTCGCCGCTGTAACGGATCGTTAGCACCCGGTTTACGGCGTCGATTTGGGTGCGAACATTGTTGTTGAAAGCCCGTATCCCGTAGCTGCCCGGCGCTGAGAAGGGCTCACCGCCCTGGGACAAAATCATTACCTGCCACTGCCTATTTGCAGCTTGGCGCAACTGAAGCTGTCCCGGGGAGTACCAGGCCTGAGGGCTGTATGTTTCCTCACCTCCATCAAACAAAGCGTCAACCACAACAAATGACGTGGCCTGTATCTCGGGAATTGCGATGTACTGATCAAAGGCACCACTTCCGGTGACCTGCAGCATTTTCAACGACCGGATTGGAGTGATTGTCGTGTCCAACGTAATGGCCCCGGACGCATCCCGCGCCCGGAGCCCATACAGATCAGTCATCAGGTAAGCCTCCCGACTGCTGTCCGTTCGACGCCATTGGCGTCGTAGACGTACAGACCGCCGTTGTTGAGCAGCGTTGAACCGTTGGCATCCTGCCCCCTCAACGTGAACGTACCCGCTGCGAAGTTGATCTCCAGCAACGGTAGGCCCTGGGCGTTCAGCGCAGCAGATCGAATGGTCATACCGGCGACAATCTGCTGAATGAACGCGGTATTGATCACCGCCTGGTTGATGAACACCTGTCCGCCTTCGACCACGAACGGAAGGATCGTCTGGCCGTTCAGGCTGTCGATGATCGCCAGCCGTTGGGCCATCAACAGGATCTCGCCCTCCTCTCCATTGCTGCCGATCGCGATGCCCGAGACTACCTTGCGACCGCCCTGGTTCGTCTCGACCTTCAGCGTGGTTTGAGCCGATACCCTTCCGTTGATGTCAGCCATGACCTCACTGACCTGCTGAACCGACGCATTGGTCTGGCCTATCTGCGCCTGGACCGTTTCGACCTGCCGCCCCATGGCGATGCCGTCCTCGATCCGGGCCGATTGCTCGGTCCAGACACCCACCAGGCCACCCGTAGCGCCAGCTAGGCCGGAGCTGTCACCTTCCATTTCCGGATTCACCTGGACATACAGCCCATCCAGGCGATTGGCCTGCGCGGTTATGGCCGTGCCCTGCTGCTTCACAACCGTGTCCATCTGGCTGATGGCAGTGGCCTGACCACTAACCGCTCGAGCACTGGGCCCGGCAACAAACGGCGACGGGGTGCTGCTCTCCCCGATTCGCTTCTCGACCATGATCGAGTCCACCACCATCGATGCGCTTGGCGCTGCATGCCGGTTCGGATAGATCAGCAAACCGACCTTGCCGCTTTCCGTAATGGTGATTGGGAACGTGATGCGCGTACGCTCAGTGGTATACGGCTGAGTTACCGAGCGAGAGGTCACTCCGTCGTATAGGTTGGCCATCATGGAACCGGCCGTGCCGCCTTTCACATACATCGACACCAGGTAAACACCAGGCTCAACCCGGATGTTGAAGGCCGTCGGATTGTTGGTTGGAGCTAGCACAATGTAAGAAAACAGGCTGTTGGTATCTGCTACCAGAGAGTAGCCAAACCCGGAGTCAGCCTCAGGCACCGCCACTCCAGTCTTGGTCAACAACGCGCCCCCAGTGACTGGCAACGCAGCCGAAGTCAGCCAACTGTAGACACTGTCGAGCAGATTGGCGCCGCTCCCCCCAATTCCGCCCACGCTGCTTTGCAGTTGCGTCAGGGCCTGGCCCTGGCTGGTCAGGGTGTCGCCTTGCTGGGTGACACTCGCGCCAAGGGTGGTGATGGCATCCGCGTTAGCAGTGTCGGCAGCGGTGACGCGGCGCGCAACGATGTTGCACCACAGCGACCGACCAGTGCCGTCCGCCGGCTCAGTACGGGTTAAGAACCGTGCCGATACAGCACCCGCCGGCGCAGTAACGCGCCCGACGTAGGACTTGAATCCTGTCGCCGCAGCCACCACCGAGAAAGCGTTGAAATAGCCCAGGTTGGTTCCAGCTTTGTCGAAGAACTGCATCTGCAGCCGGGCTGTTTGACCAGATGTCATGTAGCCCGGCCAGACATCTGCCGACAGATCAAACTGTTCGCCGCCAGCAGTCACTATGTTTGTTTCCACCCCGCAGAAGCTGTTCGTATAGAACGAAACGCCTTTGCCGGCTGAGGGATGCGCCGAGACGTTGGTTATCCGGGCATCACCGGTCCAAGGATCAATAAGGCCATCCTCGAAACTGCCACGCAGGATCAGGTTGTCAGGTTGCTGACCGATGGACGCCTTGATCTGGGTAATCGAGGTGCCTTGGCTGGTGATGGTTGTGCCCTGCTGCGTTACGGTCGTCTGCAGGGCCTGTAGTGCCGACACATCAGCCTTGCTGGCCAGCTGAGCGATGGCAGATGCCGCCGCTGCCGCCGCGTCGGTGGCCACCTTGTCGGTAACCGCCACCCAGGCCGACCCGTTCCAGCGCTTCGGCGTGTTGGCGTTGTTGGTGGTATCAATCCAAAGGTTCTGCGCCAGACGCTTGGCTGCTACCGGCGCAGTGGAACCGTATATCACCTCCCCCTTTGCACCCGCTGCATCCGACGCTGCCTGGGCCGCCTGCTGCGCGGCAGTGACCTTGCCGTTGGTGGTATCGAGGTTGTTGGTCAGACCGGTGATCGCCGAGCCCTGCGAGGTGAGTCCCTGCTCGGTCTGCGTCACGCGGTTGGCGATCGAGTCCACCGTCGAGGCATTCGCCTTGCCATCGAGACTCGTCTGCACCGAATCGATACGTTGCGCCTGGGCTGTCAACTCGCCGTCCTGCTCGGTGACCTTGGTCTCTACCGTGGTCACGCGCGCGGCCAAGCCAGTTGCCGTGCGCACTGCCTGGCCGACGTCGGTCCAGTAGGTGGCATTCGGCGGCGGGGTGTTGAGCGGAACCGCCTGGCGGGCTTGGTAAATCTTTCCATCGGCGCCCAGCACACCCTGGTCCATGGTGTAGGTCTTGTCCGGGTCGTAGGGCATTGAATCGGCCAGGTCGGTAACGGCGTCGATCTGCTCCTGCAGCTGGTCGTTGACCTCCTTGAGGCGAGCATTAACAGACCCGGGCATGGTCGGCGGGCCAGAGATAAGTCCGATGTTCTCGCGCAAAGCCGGCGCCAGCTGTCCGTTTTCGATCTTGTCCTTCAGCGCATCGAGCATGTTCTCGACATCAGTCGATGTAGAGGCCACCACTTTCAGGAAGGCGCTCACCCCGTAGGCATTCTTCGAGCGAACGAAATAGGCATAGTTGGTGGCAAATGCCAGGCCGGTGTGGGTCAGGGACAGGCCTTGGCCCAGGTACTCACCCTCGGTTGCCTGCGGGTTCGTCGAGAAGAAGTACTCGTAGGTGCCGCCGTTGAGTCCATGCAGTGTATTGCTCGGGATCAGAGTAATGGTGTCGATGGTCGCCTGGACAACACACGACTCCGGGATTGGCGGACCGTCGATACTCACCGTGATGCTGGCCTCGCCGGAGCGAGTCAGCGGCCCAAGAGCGGCCACGCTCATGGTGTAACTACCCGATGGAAGACCAGACAGAGGCAGCTTGAGCGCCGTCGCCGGCACCTGTTGCGCCTGAACTGCGGTCGAGCCTTGGCGAACCGTGATGGCGTAACTGATCACCACGCCAGAAGGCGCCGCCCAGGACAAAATGCCTTGTACCGACTCGGCGTTATCATCGGTTGACCAAGTGAGCCCAGTGGGACTACCCAGGCCACCCGCCGGCATTTTGATAAAGCCGATTGGGTTGTATGGCTGGCCAACGGCGTCGTCAAACTGTGCAGGGTCGTACTGCTGCAGCTGGGCGGTACACCCTTGATCCGCCCCCATACTCCAGTTGGTGACGATGAACTCGCCCAGGATGTTCAGTGACGGCAGGTTCACGCGCACGGCTCGGCCTGGCCGGCAGTTGTAGCCCAGGAAGTTCATGGGAATGCTGATGGTGCCGCCCGCGCGCCGGCGGCGCAGCTCGATGCTGGCCAAGCGCTGGGCCTGATAGGCATCAGTGACGTAGGAAAAGGACAGCGTTTCTGCAGCCTCGCCGCCGTCCTCGATGACCCATTCTGCAATGCTGACCTCGGGGTAGTCGGTCTCCGTCCACGATTGAGAAGTGTCAATGAACGTGCCGCGCACGGTGTTGATCGCGGCGTCGTTGGTCGGCTCGGTGCTGCCGATGATGGTGCCGACCACCATGTCCTCGGTGATCTCGAAGTCGTACGGACCGTAGTAGGCCCCAGCCTGGAACATCCAGCGACCACCCACACGGATAGTCCGGCCGCCGCAGGCAGCTTCGAGCTTCTGCAGTACGTTCGTACGCTGCTCGTCGGCCCCGATCACACAACTGCTGCGATAACGCGGGCTGGTGGTGTTGTCAGGGTTGGCGACCGACTCGTCGCAGATGTTGGCGCCGCTGGCGAACGTCTCGAACACGATCTCATCGTCCGGCACGCCGCAGCGGTTGCGCAGGAACCAGAGGATGTGGAGCGCGGTGTTTTCGGAGTACACAGACATGCCGCTGCGCGGGTCGTAGATGTCATTGCGGCCACGGACGATGAAGCGTGCGTCAGGGATGCCGGACGGGAATTTCTCGGCGCTGTACTTGAGCGACAGGCGCACGAACGACAGCCCGCGGCCGATCTGCTCGCCTTTCCAGTCCGGGCAGTTGGCCTTGAGGAAGGCGTTCACCTGGGTCGGGTTGACGACCAGCTCATAGGAGGCATGCTCGCCATAGGTGGCGATCTCCTCCTCGCCCAGATAGATGTTCTCCAATGCGTCGACCGGGCCTTCACAAAGGACGTAGACCAGGTGCAGCCACTCGCCATCGGTTTGATCACCGACCTGCTCCTGCGCCCAGACCAGCACGCCACCCGTGCTGACCCGGCCAAGGATGAAGCGGGCGGGCGCCTTGGACGAGCGAACGGTCTGAGCCGAAGGCTCATTGTCGCGCATCGGCGACTTGGTGTTCAGCTTCTCCTGCTGCTCGGCCATGTAGAACGCCAGGCCGGCACCAATGGCGGCGCCCACCGGGCCGCCTTGCACGAAGCCAATGACCGCGCCGACGGCGACCTGAGCAATCTTCCTGACGCCACCTGACATTATTCAACTCTCCAGACTGCAAGCGGGTCGCACACCACGCGGGCCACCCCGTCGTCAGTGGTCGCCCAGAATTCGTTTGCCCAGTACACGGCCATGGACCGGCCACCAGGCGCTTCGTACATCGCAATGTCACCGCGCTGGATGAAAGCCGGCGCAACCTGGGCGAAGCAGGCATCCCAAGCCGCCTCGAGGCTGCCGTGCCGCTTCTTCAGAGCCCGCTTCGCGCCCGCCTCGGTCTTGTAGGTGCCGCGATACGCCTCGGCCGGGTCGGTACCGCACACCGCTACCGCGCAGTCCGCCGCAAACAGGCAGCAATCGAATTCACCCCATGAAAAAGGCCGCTCTAAGGCGGCCTTTATCACTTCGCTGAGGCGAGTGGTCCAGTCTCGGTAGCGCATGGCTATTTCTCGTAGGTGAACGTCGGGGAGTCCTTCTTGGAGCCCCAGTAGATGGGCCATTCGGACATTTGGGCGATGGCATAGAAGAAGCGGTCGCCCTGGTGGCGGGCGCGGTGGTTCTCGTCGGTGAAGCGCTCGGTACCCGTGCGGCTCCACTCGGCCATCCGGTCAACGATCGGGACGGTGATCTTGTTGCCGTCCTCGCCGTTGCCGGCGTAGGAAATGGTGGCGGCGTCCATGCGGCCGGAGAACAGAATGTCGGCGGCGTAGTTGCCCTGCTCGTCGAACACGACAAACATCAGCTTGCCAGAGCGCCCGCGGCAGCCACGGATATTGGTCTCGGTGATGATGTAGCTGTCCAGGCCGGTGAGTGCTAGGTCGATCGACATGGGCGAGTTCGAGTTGTCGCTCTCCTGCGACTGCCCTACCTCGCCGAACTGCCCTACCCCCAGATACGTGATGCCGCCGATCACCAGGTCGCCGGTACCCGTGTGCGCGTATACAGGGCCGTCTTCAAAGTCGAGCTGGCAGGCGTACACGCTGAGGAATTTTCCGGTGGCGATGATATCTACCACGCTCTGGCTGAATGGGAACGTCGAGGGCATCAGAAGGCCTCCCTGAACTGGTAACTGCCACTGGCCACAACCGGCCGCACCGTCATGTTCCACGTGTCCTGCGTCATGCGGCATTCGGCGTAGGGGTTGAGGTATTCAACCGGCGTACCGGCGATCAGCGATTTGCGGATGCGCTTGTTGACCGACACGATGGCCTGGCCTTGGGCGTTGGAAGCAGCAGGCTCCACCACTTCGAACATCTCCCCGGCCACGGTGAGGTAATCCCCCACGGCGAAAACTGGGGTGTTCGCGGCGGCGCCGGCCACCGTGATGGCCCGGGCCTGGGCCACCCCTGACACAACGGTGAGGCTTCCCACGCTCACCTTTCGGGTCCGGGTGAACGCCGGCAGGTTGAACGTGCCGAAAAGCCCGTCCAGGCGCCCGAGGAACGCCGACAGCTCGCGCTCCTGCTCACGGGTAAGCAGACCGAACGTCAGGGTGCACTGCCAGTACGCGCCCGGCTGCCCGACGATCTGCTGGGCGTTCGAGAGCGTCGAGGTAAAGGCGCGGCTGTTGTTGACTAAGCCCCACGTCATTTCAGATGGGCGCAGCGATGCCGGCCATTGGATAGCCATGCAGTACTCCTTCTTACTATCGGTTGCGGGCGATCAGCTGCCGCGCCGGCCCGTTCATCTTGAAGTCGCGCAGCATCAGGTTGTAGCCATCCTGCGCGCCCTTCTGGGCTGCCTGCTGAATGCGGGCCAGGGTCGCTTCGTCTGCGGTGCCTTGCACGCTGATGTGCTGGATGATGGACGGCATGGCGCCAGTTGAAGGCGCTGCCGGAACTGCTGCAGCCGCAACCGCAGGGCTCACCCCGACGAAACCGCCACTGGCGTATCCTTTGGCGTTCAAGCGATCCAGATAATCGCGAGCCCCGGGCTGACTTACCACCTCTTTGCGGATCACATATTCGCCGCCGTGGACCACGCCCATCGGCTCGAACTTGCCACCGTCACCGGTGTAGCCGCCAGTCGAGAAGCCAGACCGAGAGATCGTCTCGCTGAACCCTGTCATGGTGCCGCTGCCGGATGCCGCCGCCCCGCCACCACCCAGGAACCCAAGCGCAGACCCAAGGAAGCCTGCCGCTGCCTGCCGGACCTGAATACGGATGAGATCTTCGACAACCTGGTCAGCGAAGTCCTTGAAGGAAAGCTTGCCGGTCTTCACGAAATCGACCACTGCACCTTCCATGTTGCCGAAGGCGTTATTGAACAGGTCGCGAGTCTGCCCTGCTACATCTCTGGCGCTATCCAAATAGTCTTGGAAAGCGCCGCGGGCGCCGTTGCTCCAGTCTGCCTGGGCCTGATCGATCTGGGCCCAGCCATCGCGCTGTGCAGCAACCCGTTTCTGCAGGAACTCACGCTCGATATCGATCTGGGCTTGCAGGTCCTGGCGCTGCTTCTCGCCTTGGGCGTTGGCCAGCTCAGTCTGCAGCTGCAGGATGCGGTTGTTCGTCTCCTGCTCAATCCGCAGGCGCTCCTGCATGCGATAGGCGTCCTTCTGGCCCATGCCCACGGCGTCCGCCTGGGCGGCGTACTCCATGCGCTGGGTGGCCAACTGCCGCTCCATTTGCGCGCGGTACTGCTCGGCCTGGGTCAGGCCCTGCGCGCCCTTGATCGCGGCGGCATAGTTCATGGAGGCCTGAGCCAGCGCCTTGCCGTATTCCTCCTGGCTGATCTTGCCTTTGCTCAGCGCCAGGTCCAGCTGGCCCTGCTCCTTGGTCAGCGCCCGGGCGGCCTGAGCTGCTGGGTCGTACTGGCCATAGAGGCGAGCGAAGGTGTTTTCCGCCTCGGCAACGCCGCGATTGACGTTCTTCGGCGCGTTCTTCTTCGCCTCGCGGGTTTTGATCTCCGCGATTTCCTGCTCAATGTTCTTCCGGGCTGTGGCGTATTTTGTTTCTTGCTCAGAATTGAAGCCGCCCGCCGCCATCGCATCGGCACGGGCCTTGTCGAGATCCTCCAGCTGTTTCTGCAGCTTCTGGGTCTGGGTTTGCGCGGCAGTGAACGTCGAGTTGATCAAGTCAACGCCTTTTTTGCCGGAGTCTTGAACAAACCTGTTGGTGTTCCCTTCCCACGCCTTCCAGGCTTCGTCGGCAATACGGCCTTGCAGCTCAGTGGCTCGCTTTTCGAGCGCTTTCAGGCTGTCCGGGTTCACACCCATGAGGCTGCTCGCAGCAGAACCAAACTTGCCGATGGATTTACGCGCTTCGGCGATCTGGTTGTAGACGTCAGCCAACTCCTGCTCTGGAGTGGTCTTTCTACCGACATCCAGCATCGCGTCCCAGGCTTTCTTGGCGAAGCTGCCCAGGGATTGCCAAGCGGACTCAAGAGAGCCGAGATTGCTCTCCATCTCTGCCGACCTGGAACTCAATGCAGTAGCATAAAGATCGGTAGCGGCCCTGGCGGCATCAATTGTTTTCCCCTGTTTTTCCAAGGAGAGGATGTTCGCGTACTGGCTTGCAGTAAGGAAGTTGAGCTCTGCATCGAGCTTCTTCACCGCCTCAACTGGACCTTTAGCGATCTCATTGAAGGACTGGACCACCTTGGTAACGTCTTCCCCGGTCTGCTTCGACCAGGCCAGTGATGCCTTGGTGATCTGCGCATACATCGGGGTGAGGGCGTTACCGGCCCCGGCAAGCTGTTCGAGAACCTTCGATGCCGCGCCAACCGTCGCGCCTGTAGCAGCGACCTGTTCTGCAAGGCCTGCCAGTTCGCTGTAGCTGGTACCAGCAGCGTTTCCGTTTCGGATGATCGCATCGGTAAGCCGATCCGACTCCTCGGAGCCCTTGTAGTATGCCAGGGCCAGCGTTCCGGCTGCTGCGGCCGCCACTGTGAACGGATTCACCAGGCCAAGGACATAACCACCAAGAGCCTTGGCGGCTGGAAGAACGCCGCCAAACATATCCTTAAGCTGGCCGCCTTGCTGCAGGAAGACCGTAAGCGGTGCTTGACCGCCCTGAAGGCTGACCGCGATATCGGTAAACTGGGCAGGCACTCCACGCAATGCTGCCTGGTAAGCCTTGGCCGACATTCCAGCCTTGTTCATGGTCGTGGTGGTTTCGCCGAGAGCTTCTCGCATCGTGTTAATGCGCTGGGTGTACTCGACGAATGTGTCGCTCTCGACGACGCCAGCCTTCTTCAGCTTGGCCAGCTTTTCCTGCATGTCGTCAAGACGGCCCAAGGCGACAACCGTGGGGTTGATCTGACCCAGCAACTGGGCGAGCTCTTTGCGCTGATCATCAAGGCTACTGCTCACACCATCGGCAGATGAGGCCGCTGCATCGCCGGCCCTCTCCATGCGCTCAAGGGATGTTGTCAGGTCGTCCGCATTGCGCTTTGCGCCCCGCGAGTCGATCGTTACCGCCAGGCGGGATTCCTGGGTCATACCTTTCTCCGGGCATAAAAAAACCCGCCGAAGCGGGTCTTGTATGTGTTTGGTGTTAGCTCCCCACTAGGGAGCTGCCACAGTGCTTGCACTTGATGGCTTCCACCTTGATATCTTCAGCGCAGAATGGGCAGGTTTTTGTGGCTGCGGCAGCCTGTTCCACTGCCGGCGCCTCATTGTTCGGAGCGGCCACTGCAGGTGCCGTTTCTGGCTTTTTGAAGGCCCATACCAGTGCGACTACCCAGCCAATCAGCGACCAGCCGAGGAACAGGTTAAAAAGCGCGATTGAGGCGATATTGGTATGCCCGCGCAACTTAGCTTCGATTGTGGGAAGCATGTAAAGCAGCGGCACGCTGATCAGCCCAGAAAACACGACCAACTTGCCAAAGGCATTCAGCTCATTGGCCGGTATGGTCCCCATGCCGAAGCTGTAAGCAGCCAGAAATGCCAAAACCAAGAATCTCACAGCAAACATAAACTCATCCCTGTATGAACGTATGGCTGGATGCTAGCACTTCGCGGGTGCACGGACCAACGGATGGCCTGATACCGCTACTACTTCTTGGTCCTGGCTTTTTCGCCCTCTTTTTGATTCTGCTCATCCCACCGCCGGCGGAACTCGTCGTCCAGTGCGAAGATGGCGGCGTCGAACTCTTCGCGGCATATCACCGAGGGGTATCGGTCGAGGTATTCGGCGATCGCGGATGGCGCAATCGGTGCCGGCGCGCCGACCATGCCGACGTACTGCCGGGATCGGCCGATGTGGCCGTAGGCCTCAAGGATCTCGGCGACGACGTCGTCGATCTCCGGCGGTTCCTGGGCCTTCAGCCCGAGGCGCTCATGCTTCCAGCGCTTCTTCTCGTTCTCCGGCCCGGCCCAGTCCCTACCCCAGCGATATGCCGCTACTGCTTTTCCGCGGTGGCCTGGGCCTGCTCCTCGATGCGCTTGGCGATGTCCAGGGCGGTGCGCAGGGCCAAGAAGTAGATGCTGGGCAGTTGCTCGATCAGCGCCTTGCACAGCTGCGGTGTGTACTTGGCCGGCTCGCCTGGTCGCTCTTCGACATCGATACCCTGCCAATCCTTGATCAGGTGTTTAGCGGCCAGGTCGATGAACAGGTCGTCGTCGGTTTCGAGCTCGACGTCAGGGATCGAGTCGACGGTGAAGCCAGCGGTGCCAACCCCGGCCTGCTGGTTCAGCGCGGCGAGGTGCCGGCGGATCACGGCCTGGTGCGACTTGTAGATCGGGTTGGCGATGGACGCGACCAGGATCGAGGCAGTGTCCGGCCCCTTGTCGCATTTCACGGCCAGACCGTCCGGGCCGACCTTGAAGTGCACCCAGCGCTCGCCGTTGATGTCCAGCTCAGGCTTCTTTGCAATGGTGATGCCCATGGTATTCCTCTGCGGTAAAAGGCCCGACGCACACCGCAGGGCGCGCCGGGCAAAGGGTTAAGCGGTAACGGTGACAGCGCAGGTGTCGGTCTTGGTGCCGTCTGCAGCGCTGGTCGCGGTGATGGTGGCGCTGCCCACGGCCAGGCCGGTGACAAGGCCGGTCTCGCTCACGCTGGCGATGGCCGGGGCGGAACTGGTCCAGGTGATCTGCTGGCTGGCACCGGCCGGGGTAACCACGGCTTCGAGTTCGCCGGTGTCGCCCACTGCCAAGCTCAGGGTGGCCGGAGTGGCATCTACAGCAGCCACAACGATCGGCGCCGGCAGGCGGGTGATGGTCGGCGGCACGCGGCGCGCGGTGTAGTTCAGTTCCACTTGGACGATGTCGGTGGCGCCACCGTCAGGCCAGTCGCCGCTGACTTCCATCTCGGGGATGAGGAAGGTGTAGCCGCCATCTGCGTTGCTCAGGGTGAACTCGAAGCTGAGCGAATCGCCGGTCTGCTGCGCCTTCCAGTACTCGTACGCGGTCTTGGACCAGCTCAGGGTGATTGAGCCGCCAGGCACGAAGGTGGTCTGAATGATGTTGCCGGCGAACGGGTTGCCGTTGCCGATGCAGCGCTGGGTCTGAGAATTGTTGGCGAACTGCAGGTTGAAGGTGTCAACGCACGCGTTGTCGTCACCCAGCTGCACGCCGTTGATCTTCAGCCCGGTCACATCCTTGAAGCCGTAGCGCCGCTGGCTGGCCTCGGGCGCAGGGCTGACGATGAAGGAAGTATTGTCGGCCTTGTCCTGCCACGAGGTGGCCATGAACGTGGTGGTGACGCTGATCTCGTTATCGTTAGGGACCTCGATGTTGATCGTATCAACCTGGGCGCCGCGGGCGATGCCGGCGATACCAACGTCCGCGTCATAGGCGGCGATGGAGAACGAAATGCGCTCGTTACCCATGGTCAGGGTGTTACCGACCCAGTTCGCGCCGAAGCAAGAGGCCAGGAACTCGTCCAAGGCCCCGTAGCGGAACTTGGTCTCGATGTCGCCGCCCACATCCACGGTCGTCTGGGCGGTACCCTGCGACATCCGTGTCTCGCCGATCTCGTTGTTCTCTTCGGTGTTGTAGGTGGGCACCAGTCCGAAGCTGACGCGGGTCAGCACGTTCCATGGGCCTGGAGGGGTGATCCCCGGGGTGACTTCGCGAATCCACGCGGTAGAGCGCTTTGCACCACTGGACATGGGGTATATCTCCTATCGATAGGCGTAAAAAAACCGCCATGTGGCGGTGCAAGTTGGGGCTCAGTAGGCCCGGTATGGCACCCGGACGTTGACCTGGTACCAGTTGTTGCCGTCGTCGCCGACGACCTGCGGTGACGCCTCGAAGAAATCGAACGGCCCTTCTGGCGCGCTGTAGTACTGAAACTGGGCGACCAATGTGTCGACCGCCCGGGTAATGGCCAACGTGCCGCTGTAGCTCGGCACGAACAGCTGAATGATGACGATGCCGGTCTGGCGCACACACGGGCCAATGCCGACCTCTGGCGTGCTGCTCAGGCCTGGAACATCCGCCAGGCGGGCCCAAATGGCACGACCCGCCGGGTTGAATGGCTTCGGCGGGTTCGGGTAATCGACAGCGTCTGCGGGAATTCCCGCCCACTGCTGCATGCGGCCGATGACGATGGCGCGGATCTGTTCGAAGGTCATGAGCTGTACTTCTGCGCGACGCTGTTGAAGGAAACGCCGTAAATACCGGCGGGAGCCTGCTTCGAGTGCCCGTCCTCAAGCGGAACCGCGTACACCAGATTGTTCTGGATAAACACCTGGGTGTACGGCTCCAGGCCAGTCATGACTGACAACCCGCGAGCAAGAGTTTCACCTCCGGAAGGGTCAACTACATCTGAGGTCGTATAGACCGGAGCGCCGATGCTCACGATGTTGTTGCCACGGAACCTGCCAGTATCGACTGGAGCATTCAGCAATATGAGCTGAAGTATTTCAGCTGAGATTGTTCGCACCCTTAGGGCAAGTTGCTCCTCGACCACACCAGCAAACAGGCTTGGCGGTGTGCTCCATCCCCTGCTCTTGGCCATGGCTACTTCCTCAGCTGCAGTCTGTAGGTGGCCGAGGCCGGGTCGGCGCGCACCGACTTGACCAGGTAGATCACCTGCTTAGAGCGGTCCATCAGGTCAGGCGCGGTGATCGTATGCCCGACATCGGGGGTATCCGTGACCTCGTTGGCCAACGCGGTCAGGCGCAGGTCGCCAACCAGGATGTTCACGTTGTCGATCCGGCTGTCTTCGTAGCGCGACAGCACGCCACGACCGGTGTAGGTCACCGGCTGAGCGGTGGTGGTTTCGTTGACCGGATCCCATACGCCCGGCCCCAGGTACTCGCCCGCGAAGGCAAGCACCGCGTCGGCCAGGTCCGTATTGAACGCCTGGGCCAGGTCCGCCTGCAGTTCAACGCGAAGTCCCATATCAGCCCCTCACGATCTTGGTTTGCCCGCTGCTGTTCAGGTAATGCGCCAGCAGCGCCAGTGCGAACGACTCGCCCGCACTGATGGTGCGTGAGGACTCGGAGTAGGTTTTGCTGCTGGAAACCCCGTCAGCGTTGACCGACTTGCTCAGCACGCCGGTCTCCTTGCTGCCGTAGATGTTCCCTGCCGCAGCCTCTCGGGCGATCTCGGCACCGGCCTGGATGACGTCGTCCGGTACCGGGTCGAACTCAGGCAGGCCGAGATTGGTAAGCCAGGTGTTGGCCATCAGCACCGCCCTGGCCTTCTGGTCGTCGGGCGCCCAGGTCGGCCCAAGCAGGGCGTCTACCTGCTCGACGGTGATGTAGATGGTCATTACGCGGCCTCGCCCAGCAGCTTCTTGAGGTCTTCCAGGCTGGCGTCAGGGCTGAATTGCACGCCCCTTTCGATCAGGGAGGCCTGTAGCTTTGCCTTCAGCTCGGCGTCTTCGGCAGCCTTCTTGTCGGCAGCGGACTTGCCAGCCTTCGAGCCTTTGGCTTCCTTCAATGGCTCCGGGTGCTCGTAGCCTTCGGGCGCGAAGCGCGCATCGATGATCTTGTACCCCTTCTGCCGCAGTTCGGCTTTTCGCTCAGGGCTGACCGGGTGTTTCTCGTAAATCACTTTCTCGCTCATGGCGATCTCCTGGGGAAGGCGCCCCGAAAGGCGCGGTACCGATTACTTGGTTGCGTCGCCGATGGTCAGCACGCCGGCCGAGGCCTTGATGCTGTTCGCCACCAGATCCCAGTTGGTGCCGGTGGACAGCTCTGCGTTGGTCGGCGACTTGCCGCCGTTGGCGGTGTCCCAGGTGTAGCCCTTGAGGCCCAGACCGAAGGTGTAGTCGGCTTGCATGGTGGTCTCGATACGCTCCTTGCCGTTGGAGGTCTCGATGTTGGTGATCAGGTCGGAGCCATCCATCACCACCGCGGCGCCGTCGGCCAGGCTGAGAACCTTCTGCTTGTTCGGGGTGCCGGCCTCGTACAGTGCCGGGGCGTCGGTGATGATCACGGCCTTGCCGAGGATGTCGACCACCTGCACGCCGGAGAACTGGAACAGGCGCTCGGCGTTGGCGAGGTTCTGGCCGACCAGCTTGTGGTACATGGCGCCGGTCATGACTTGGGCCACCAGGCGCTGCGAAGCGTCACCGAACAGGGCGTGGGCGTTGTTGATCGCGACGTAGGTAACGCCAGCAGTGGCCGAAACGTCGTTGGTGGCGGCCGGCTGGTTGCCGATGGCGCCGGCCAGGGCCGAGATGGCGGTGTTCAGCTGGTCAGCCATGATGGCTTCGGACAGGTTGCGGCTGATCACTTCCAGCGCTTCTTCCGGGTTCTTCTGGATCCAGGAGAGCTGGGAAGGCTCCCACAGGATCGGGCCGAAGCCGCCGGCGATCTTCACCGAGTCGTACTGCTTTTGGGCCAGAGGGGTAGATGCCTGGGCACCGTTGGCTGCGTAACGATCCACGCGACGCTGAGCGCTGTGCAGACCAGCCCAGAACGATTCCTGCAGGAAGTCGCCGTCGATGCCCTGGGTGGTCAGGCGGATGGCACCGGCCGAGGATGCGTTGAACTTCTCGACATCCTGAGCCAGGGTCTCGATGGTGGTGCGCTTGAGGTATTCGTTGAACACCTTCATGTTCGAAAGGGCCATTGGGCCTCCTTATTCGCTTGCGGTCAGGCCCTTGATGGCTTCAAGGCGTTCAGCCTTGGTGCCACCGAAGTTGCCCTTCGTGGGTTTGTGCTGGCCACCACCGTTCGGAGCGCCGCCGCCATTGGCGCCGGAACTCTTCAGGATGTGGTCACGATGGGGGTACTGCGAGACGAGGGTTTCGAGCGCTTCGTTGAAGTCGGCCAGCTCACCCGGGCGAGCGCGGCTGAAGATCTTCTGGCCCTGGGCGTCATAAGCAACGACCTTGCCTTCCTCGATCTTGAAGTTGCTGCCGAAGGCGGCCTGGACCATGTCCGCCGGCACAGCCATCTTCTCGGCGATGAACTGGGAGCGGGCAAAGCTGCCGCCGATCTTCTCGGCATACAGCTGCTGCTCGAAGGTCTGCGCCTTGCCGTTGGCTTCATCCAGCTGGGTTTGGAAGGCCTTGCTGATCTCGCCCTTCACTTTCTCGATCTCGCCGGCATCCACCAGCTTCTTTGCGTCGAGGTTGGCGACGATCTCCAGGGCTTTCTTGGCGGCCGCAGCATCTTCGATGCCTTCGAACGCCTTCGCAGTCTTCTCGAAGCTGTCCGCGCGCTCACGGTGCGACTTCGCCTCGGCATTCAGCCGGGTGATGGTGTTTCGAGTGCCCACGGCATCGAAAGCGACGTCCTTGCCGTCGTCATCGGTGTACACGGGCTTGCCATCTTCGATCACTGCGTACTGCTTGCCATCCACTTCAACAGTCTTGAGTTTCATTTCGTCTCTCTGGGCCATCCGGCCTGTTGGTGAGCCATCCGGCCCCAGGTCGCCCCGTCCATCCGAACCGCAGGCATGAAAAAGCCCCGCACTTGGCGAGGCCTTGAAATTGCGCGCCACGAAATGGCGCTTTGGTGTTTTGTGGCGCGGGCTACAACAGCCGATCCCGCAGCTCATCGAGCGTCAGGAACTTGCCCTTGTCGTTGTAGACGTCCTGCAGCTTCAGCTTGTCCTGGCGCAACAGCTTCCCCCGCTCCGGGCCGAGAATCTCGTCCTGGCGGGATGCTGGTTGGCGGGAAAGCCATTGCGCATAGGTGGTCTGCTGCGGCACCTGGCCGTCCATGCTCGCCCGGGTAGCCGCGTCGCTGATTCCCAGCGCCAAAGCGCTCTTGAGGATCGGCAGCTTGGTCGAGCGGCAGCAGAAGTGAATACGGCCAGGCCCGGCCAGCCACGGCACCTTGTGCCCAATGGGCTGGTATGTGCCCAGCGTGTACGGCAGGCGGTCACGGATTCGGCAGGTTGTCGAGGTCCGATTGTCCAACGTACTCAGCCACTCGACATGGCTGATGATGTCGCTGTTGGCCTCGAACGCCTTGTCGCTGGCCGCCTCTGCCGTGCTGGACACAGCAGACCGGACAACCGCCTCCACCTCGCGGCGAGACTTCTGCAGGATGCCGTCGGCGCACTTCTCCGCCTTGGTGCCCATGATCTGCCGGACGATCTCCGGCGTCGTGCGACCTTCAAGAACCCCGGACCGAACCGCATCGCGGATCGACGCAGCCCGGTCAGCCTCGATGCCGGCCATCCACTCGCTGAGCAATCGGCCCTGAAATGGTCTCGCCAGCGCAATAGCGCGCACCTGGCTGAACTGAGCCACGGCAACGGGAAATCGTGCCTGTACAAGCTCAGGAACAGCCGCTGTCAGCGCGGCCGCCTGAAAAGCAATCTCGTAGCTGGCCACGCCGTCGATCACGCCTGTGAGCGCCTGCTGCAGGCTAAAGAACGTCGATTGATTGATGCGCAGCACAGGCGCCAGGGCTGCATCGATCGCCGCAACGGAAGCGCCTGCATCCAGGCTGTCGAGGGCCACTATCAACGCAGCCCGCAACTCCGGGTCGGCGCTGTTCAGGACCTTGATGATCGCCACGACCTGGCTGTTGCTCAGCCTGGAAAGATCCACCTCATGCCCGATCAGTTCGTCCAGCAGTTTCTCGTTGGCTGACTTCATCACAGCGTACCGAGGGCCGGGCCCTGGGCCTCAATCTTCGCCAGTTCCTCTTCCCAGTCGTATTCATCGCTGATCACGCCTCGGCGCTGCATCTCGGTGAACAGCGTCTCCTTGCTAATCATCCCGGCATTGGCCATGGACACCAGCGTCGGCAGCGACACCTCAGGCATGTAGTCGACATCGAAGTTGCCGCGCATCTCGACGGTGCCGCCGTCGCCTAGTCCGCGGTAGTCGGCCATGAACTGGAGCAGCTGCGCCAAGCAGTCGGCGAAGTGATGAGCCATGCGCGCCAGCGGGGACAGTTCCTGCGCCGCCTCCTCTTCCGCCTGGGTGGCGGTCTTGTTGGCTGTCTTGTCCGGGGTCAGAAGCTTGGCCCCGGCCATGCGCATCTCGTTGATCAAGTCTTGCAACGCGGTTCGGCCTGACTCGACAGCCTGGCCGGTGTGCTCGACGTACTTGAGGTCGCCGTCCTTGGGCAGGTCGGTCAGCTGGCCGGTGCCAACCTTGAACTCTGGCGGAACTACATTCCCCTGATTGTCGTACTGCGTCTGGATACCGATGCGTACCAGGATAGGCACCCGGATAACGTGCAGGATGTTGTCCTGGTCGCTCTGGCTCTGCCAGTGCTTCACGTTGAGGTGCGCCAGTTCGATCAGGGGCGGCTTGGCCGTCATGAAACCGGTGCGGCCGGTGTAGAAGGTGACCCACGGGATAGCGGCCAGGCTGTTGGTGCCTTCCTCGTGCAGTTCCCAAGTACCGCCAGATGCGGCCTGCTTCCCCCGCACAGCCTTGGCCGACCTGCGATAGGTTCGCCAGGCGCCCGGCTCCAGCACGCGAATCTGCTCGACGCACGCGGCGCCGAACTCGCCATCCTCCTCCTCGACCACCTCGATGTAGCGGACCATAGTCAGGACGCCGCCCTTAGAGCGCCAGCCCAGCACCTGCTCAGGCCTCACCATAACAACGTATGGACGCACACCGGCCGCCTGCTCGTCGGCCTGGGTCTTCAGTTCGCCTGCGGGCGGATGATCGACGAAGGCATGGCACAGACCGTGGCTCAGGCCCTCAGTGAAGAAGCCAACCGACCAGGAGTTGAGGTCGTTGCCGGCGTGGTCGATGTCCTTGGTCATCTCGACGATGTCGGCAGGCACATCGTCGCCCACCTGCAGCGGTTCGGCGAACACGCGGGAGGTCATGTTGCCGACCGTCTCGGAGTACGCAGGCAGAAGTGTCGAGAGGCGCAGGCGCTCTTTGTAGGCCTCGTCATCCTCTGCTGGGTACTGCGGCAGCAGGGTCTTGCCCGCGGCGCGCATCGCCATCGTCCCACCCATCAGCGGCGAGATCACGGCCCAGTAGGCGCGCATCGCGTCGACAGCGGGCAGCGTGATGCTCGGGTTATCACTCATGGTCACATTCTCAGGGATTGGGTCGTGAAGACCGGTCGCTCAATTGGGTAGTCGTGGTGGATGAAGTAGCCACCAGCGTCGTTCGCGTGGTCCACGCCAGACTTCTTGTCGGGCTCGCCGTTGGGCGCCCATACCTGCTGCTCCAGGCCATCCGCATAGGTCGGGCAGCGCAGCGGGTTGATCAGGTAGCGGCGCTCGCCATTCGCGTTGCAGAACATTGAGTTCATGGCGTTGATGCGGTCCTTTACCGGTGGGTTGGCGTCGGGCGCGATCACGCTGAAGCCGGCCTGGCGCAGGATGGCAATGTCCGTCTCGCTGGCGTTCACCGATTTGCGCGACCCACCAGAGGCGTCGGGATAGATCCTGATTTCGCAGGTCTTCTCGTAATCCCTGCCGTTGTGCCGCCAGTAGCGCTCCTTGATGCGCCGGATCATGTCCGGCGTATCGAAGCCGTCGATCAGCTCATCCACGGCCCTGGGCTTTCCGTCAGGCCGTTTGACATGGACGATCGCCGCCATCTTGCCGACGTTGAAGTCCATGCCAATGAACAGGGGCTCTCCAGGCTCTACGGTGTCGAAGCAGGAATTCAGCTTCCGGTCGTAGGCGTGGTAGATCGAGCCGGAGTTCAGGTTGACAAACTGGCCGTTCAGGTAGGCCAGGATGAGCTGGGCCGGGTACGACTCCATCAGCGAGGGGATGTAGTCCGGCGGCAGATTCAACTCATTGTCGAACGTGCTGGCCTGGACCAAGCCGTACATGTCGTTCAGCGCCGGCTTCTCGCGCAGCTGCTTCACGAACTGCTGATAGACGAACTTGAACCCTTCGGGGGTCGTGGTGACGTCTACACCGTTCTTGAGCCCGTCCACGTTGTAGCGCATACGGGCAATGATCTTACGCCAGGCGTGCTCGGCCTTGAGCGCGGGCAGAACATCGAGTTCGTCGACCAGGGCGTGACCGATCTTGAAGCCCACGATGGTCTGTGGCTTCTCCATCGAGCGGCAGATGGTCGTGCTGCGGTACTGGCCGCCGCTGTAGAACTCGACCTCCTTGTCGCTCTCCTTCGTCTTGACCTTCAGGCCCCAGTCGAAGGCGACCTCCTCGATGGTCGGGAAGAAGATGTCGCGAATCTGCGGGTATGTCGGGGCGAAGTAGCCGGAATCGATCCGGGGCCATTCCCATACGTGCTTGCACAGCGCCGCACATCCCACCCAAGTCTTGCCCGAGCCGAACCCTGCCACGAAGCCGCGGAACTTGTTCTCCATCCGGAGGAAGCTCGCCTGGGGCACGTTAAGTGAGGGCATCAGGCTTCCTCGCATCCACCACATCGACCTGCACCCGAGCGGGCGGTACGTTGTCGTGGGGATTCTCGTTCTTGGTCTGGCGGTTCACGTAAACGTCGCCGACCTCTTTGGCCGCCTGCTCCAGCAACTGGGCAGTCAGGGCCATGTTCTTCATCGACTCAGCCTTCTCGGCCATCCTGCCCAGCGCGCGGAGGCGGTAGGCACGGTGCGCGATAGGAATATCGGCCGTCTCGGTGGTGAATCGCTCCCGGCACTCATGAAAGAGGTCAGCCCAGCGCTTGGCCAGGCCGCGCCCGGCGTACTTGGTTGGGTCGTGCCCCTCACAGGTCTGGCGACTCACATCCAGGCCGAATTCCTTCTTGACAGCCTCCACCACCTGACTCGGTGTATCGAAGCAGGCCAGAGCCTGAACAATGAAGGCTTTGACCTCGCTTCGTAGTGCTGCCATGTGAATGTCATCCGTCAGGACCTGTCAGGATTCAGGCCGACTTGAGCAGACAGGTTCCGCAGGCCCTCGAAATGTTAATCTTGGCCACCTCAGGCGGCCGGCTTGCAGCGTCGATCAGCTGCTGGACTTCTTCGCTTGCACCGTAGCGCCTCACCACCCCAACGAACTCTTCGACGTCGTGGCCGCGCAGGAAGAGCTTGGGCAGCCCCTCCTGGGTGAACTTGGGAGCGCCGAATTCATCGGTTGCCTGGGCGATGTGGTAGAGCTCGTGTTCGACCAGGGCGCAGAACTCAGCGTCGGTGCATTGGGCACAGTAGTCGGCAGCCAGGGTGATGAGGTAGGTCGGCTCCTCGCCGAACCACTGGCGCATCTGCTGCTCTTGCCGGGCCTTCTGCCAACCTCCGGCGCGGAACATCAGCTGCTCGGCCTGGCCAAGGACGACACGCCCCTGCTTGGCGAAACCAGTCGATGCCCACAGCACGCCGATGTTTGCGTCCATCAGATGGGCGTGGTCTGGGTTGTGGATGCTGCCGGTGTCGGCGAGGATCTCGCTCTGCACCCAATCCCACATGCCAGTGGCTGGGCGAAGCGTGAGCCACAAGGATTCGAGCAGGTCAGCCGGTGGCATTGGCCTGGTCACGCCTGCTGCACCGTGACGACCCCGCGAAGCCTACGGGTGTAGATCTCCTCGCGGGCCGGGCGCTTCACCTTCACAGGCTGCGGGGCATAAACGCACACTCCGGCGGCAGTATCGCACCAGAGCACGCTATCGACCTCATTGCCGTTGACGAACACGAGACGCCGGCCACGACCGTCACCGGCGTGGTGGAAGCTTGATGGCGCAGGCATTGGATCTCCTCGCGCCACGAAACGGCGCACCTCTGTTTTGTGGCGCGGACTAGCTGCCAGCCATCTAGGCCGGATTACTTGCGATCAGCGAGGACGGACGCTACGAATTCCTCGTTGGCCTTGTAGTCTTCGCTGCTACTCCCATGCATGTCTCGGTAGCAGTAGCCAGCGTCCCAGGCCTCGCCCAACTTCGCCTCAAGCCTGGCCAGCTCAGCTTGATACCAGGCAATTGCTTCACTCTGGCTGCCCCAAGCCTTGCCCCTCGGCTCATCAATCACGTAGTCGTCGCCGCCCATTAGGTGCTCCTGGCTGAGTTTGCGTTATGAGGAATTATATCCATGGGCGACACTCTGCTTGCATCGAGAGCTTGTGGCGACCTACCCCGGCTGGAACACATGGCCGCGCCGGGCGACTGCATACAGGACGATGCCCAGCTTGAGGATCACTCCGTACAGGGTGGGCACATGGCCGCTCATGGCCAGCACGAACGAACCGAACGCGCCGATGGCCACCAGGTAGAACGCGACAGCCAGCAATGGATGGTCCATGGGGCGAATGCGGCGCAGGTAGTCGCACGCGGCAATCACCACCAGCACGCTCAGGAAGGCATTCGCGCCAATCAGAACTGAAATCAGGGTCGAGCTCATCAGGTAGCTCCCTTGGCTCCGAACTGACTCACCACCGACTTCAGGACTGGGATGATGTTCATTGCCAGTAGCCCTATCAGGAAGGCCACGCCGTATTTGGTTTCTCCGCCCGGATCAAGCTTGAAGAAGCTGATGGCGAGCGGGGTGCAGAACACTGCGGATGCCAGTCCGGTACAGAAGGCTGCGACAGCCTGGCCCCTGGTGAGGCCCCGCAGGAAGGTCAGCGAGAGGATCGCTCCTGCGAAGCCGCCGATGATCACGCCGTACTTCACCAGCAGGACGCCGGCAGTCGTGCTTGCTGGTTCGGCCATATGAAATCCCTGAATCTATAAATACATCATAAATGTGTTGTCATACACCATTTATGGTGTATACTGAACTCATCAACCACACAGCGGAGGGCAGATGAAATGTAACGAGTTCAAGCGGTGGCTGTTGGCAAGAGGAGTAGAGGTTTCGAAGACGGCAAAGGGAAGTCACTTCAAACTCTACTTCAACGGCAAACAGACAACCCTTCCCAACCACGGGGCCAAGGAGATGGCCGAAGGGACTAGGAAGGCAATCATCAAACAACTGGGCCTCAAGGATTGAGGCTCCACCCTTTGAGCTCGAATACATCTGCCCTGAGGTAACGACATGTACGACTACGCAATCAACGTGAACCAGGAGGCCGGGTCTTTCTGGTCTTCGTGTGACGACATCCCAGAGGCGCACAGCGCGGGCGATACGCTCGATGAACTGCTGCGCCATGCTGCCGAGGGGCTTGAGGTTGCCTTGTCCATCTACGTCGATCAGCTGCGGCCGATTCCGCCCGCCTCTCCAGCGAAAGAGGGTCAGCACGTTATCCGGCTGTCCGCCCTGGTGAACGCGAAGATCGCGCTGTGGAACGCCATGCGAGAGAAAGGCATGCGGAAGGCCGATCTGTGCCGGACGCTGGGGGCTGTGCAGACCAAAGTGGATCGGCTCCTCGACTTCGAACACAGCTCGAAGATCGAACAGGTCGAAGCAGCTTTGGCCGCGCTCGGCAAACGCCTGGTGGTGTCTGTCGAACCGGCCTGAATCTGTGTGGGTCTTTCCCCACCTGTCCGCCGAAGACCATTGCAGCGCTGGCACCCCAATGCACCAGTCTCGCCGATCCAGTCACGCGCCACCCTGAAAGCATGTGAGGTCAGGGTGCGCGGGCTGCCGGTGTTTTTCCGTACACCACACTACCGGCTAGCAGTGTCCAGGCTGTCCCGTGAGGGCCTGCCCTGGCTGCAGTTGCGTTTCTTGCTGAAACAAAAATCCCGGCACTTGGCCGGGACTCTTGAGGCCCTCTTCGGGCAATAAAAAACCCGGCTCAGTGGCCGGGTTCGATTTGTCATCCTCAAACACGCAGGAATGACAGGATGGACGCATATTGGCTCATTGGCTCAGTCGCAGTCAAGCGACATTTGCCACCAAAAGGCCTTCATGGTCGAGAATATGCTGAGCCTCTACCAGCGCGGCGTCTACTTCGCGCTCCAGAGCCTTGCGAATGTCACGCCTCCAGCGCTCCTGAGTCTTGATCGGGTGCGGATCATCGCTCCAGTTGTCCATCTCATACCAGGCTGCTGGCAACACGTTGGTGCTGCGCTTGCCATCCACACCGGGCAGCTTGGGCATGGCCCAGGTGAGGATTGCGCAGTGGCGGAAGCGCTTGGGCGCCGGCGACCGGTGCAGGCGGGTAAGCTCCTCGATGGCCGCGTGCTTGCGGTCGACGTGCGTGGAGTATTTCGCCACCAGGTGGCGCCAGTGTTCCTCACTGAGGTTCTTGTGCAGCCGGCCGAACACCCAGCAGTCCATGAGGAATGCAGCCTCCTTGCCGATGATCTCGCCCTTCTGCTTTGTCGCCTGGACCTTTGGCTCGAAATCGCAACCGCCGGCGTTATTGATCGTCTCGGCAGCCAGTGCACGGACCACTGCCGATACTACGTTCTGATAGCTCATTGCCCACCCCCGCCCCGCTTGGCCTTTCTCGAAATGAATTCTTCGTAGTAGCGCTTGCGGCGCACTGCGCCGGCCCAGGACAGCGCCCCGCCCGACACCACGATCAGCGCTGCCAAAATCAGAAATGCCCATGCTGGTGTCATGCTGCTGCCCTCCGTAGGTCTTTGAGTTTTTGCCTGTACAGGGCCTTGATGGCCTGCAGGTCTTCGATGGTCAGGCGCTGGGGCTTATGAGGCCCTTCGAGCCAATCAACCTGGTCGGCGCCGATGCGCTTCACCAGGCGGATGCGGTACTCGACCGCGTTACCCGACAGGTTCCGGTTGCACTTCACGCACTGGCGGTGGACGTTGAGCGGCTCGAACCGCAACTCCGGGCAAGCGCCCACCGACCGGTAATGGCCGGCGTCCCAGCGACTGCCGGTGATGAGGTCGTGGTCGCTCGGCAGCGAGTCGCAACTGATGCACGGCAAGCCGGCGTCGCGCTCGCGGATGTAGGCGTTGAACGCAGTCTGGGTCTCGGCTATGTGCTCGCGGCGGGTCTTCAGCTTCTCGCGGCGCTCCTGCAAGTCTTGGCGGGCCTGCTTGGTAATGGCCTTGGCCGCGATCTTCTGCAGCTTCGGGTCCTTGGCCATGGCCTTGGCGCAGGCGATGCTGCATACCTTCTGCGTGGTCATGGTCGGCTTGAAGGGCTTGCCGCAACCTGGGGCCCTGCACTTCTTCGGCTTGATCTGGGCTACGCGCATGGCTCGGCCTCCTTGGCTTTCTGCTGCTTGGGCTCGAAGTCGCCGCGTAGGGGCATCAGGTAGATCTCCATGCACAACGCGAATCCGCCGATATCCACGATTCCGCCACTGCTGAGCTGCGCAGCGGCCCCTTTCGCGTAGATAACCCAGCACAGCGGTCCGCGGTTAAAAATGGCGCGGCCATCAGGCATGAGGAATCGGCCATCGGTTTCGAGCTTTTGGACCAGCTCCATCGCCATGCCGATGTTTGGCGAAACGCCTTGGCTCGAACCGATAACCAGCGCTAGGTCGCCCGGCTTGAATTGATGGCTCATCAGTAACGCCCTCCCCACCGATCCGGCTCAGTCCAGCGCACGCCGTGCTCGGCGCCGAAGGCGTGAATCCACTCCAGAAGGCTCGCGCACTGCTTCATGCTGAGCTGGCTGGTGCGCTCGTACACGACGTCGAACCCGTTCCCGTCGACCGCTGGTATCAGTTGTGGCCGTTCGCCGCTCTCACGCAGCCAGGCGGCCGTCAGCAGCCGCTTCCAGATCAGGACGTCCCACTTTTTGCCGGCGTGCTCAACCTGCTTCGCGATATCGCTCAGGCAGGCGTGAAGCTTTTTGTTTTGCTCGCCGCTGCGGTCCTGGTCCTTGATCACGATCTTCTTGGGCCGGGTGAAGTCCTGGGCTTGAAGATGACCCAACAAGCGGTTGGCATCGGCCATGCTGTGCATAACGAATTCGGTCATGCCCGTGCTCTCCCATGATTTGCGTGGAAACCCAAGCGGCTTTCAGCAGATTTCCTTGCACAGCACGCCTCGAAGAAGCAGCCGAAGTACCCGATGTGTTTGTTCTGGATCTTCACCAGCCAAAGGCCGCGCGACTTGAACCAGGAGACGCCCATCAGCCCCGACTTGTTGTCCGAACGGAGCTTCTGGTTCTGCATGTTCTGCTGGTGGGTGACTGGCCTGAGGTTTCCTCCACCATTGCTCTTGGATGACCCGTCCACGTGGTCGATTTCAGCCGGGAGTGTCTTTTCGCGCCTCATCCAGAGCACACGATGAGCAAGAAGCAGCCGGCCGAAGACTTTGACCTGCAAATAGCCCTTGCTGTCGGTAGAGCCCGCCTTGCGGCCGGCATGCTTTGCGTTCCACGAGTTGGCAATGCGAGAGTTTTTGAAGTGCTCTACTGGCCTGACCTTCCAAAACAGCTCGTCGCCGCGAATCTCAAAGCAGGCGATTAGCAACTCAATGGACGCCGGATCCGGCTTGGTCAGGTCGATGGCGTGCAGGGCGCCGTACAGACGGTTGAGGTCCTGGCTGCTGCGAATGGCGAACTCAGGCATTGGCCACCTCCTGCAGCTGCTTCTCGGCGGCGCGCACCCTGGTAGTGAGCTGGCTGATCTCGTCCAGCAATTCCAGTGCAACCTCCTCCACAGTCCTCTCACCGAGGAACACGTCCAGGGCGTCGGTGTGGCGCTGCAGGTCTTGATCATCAGCCCGCCAGGCGGCCACTACGGACCACAGCAGGGGTTGCAGCTTTTTCTTGTCGACGGTCATACACCCTCCCCGGCCGGCTGCCCGGCGCGCTTGATGTTCAACTTGGCCAGCAGTTGTGCACGGCACAAGGCAGCGCTGGTTGGGATCTGCTGAATCTCCAGCAGGCGGACCTGGCGCTGGCTGGCGTACTCATCGGCCAGTTGCGCGGCGCTCTTCTGGCTGTCATGGCCAATCCCGGTGGCGATCTTGCCGTCCAGTGGCTCGCCCTCCTGGGCGCGGCGGACGATGATCTCGTATGCCCGGTCGAAGCGGCGGTGCAGGGACTTGTCGGTCGGCTGGGCGGCGCGCAGGTCGAACAGGCCAGTGGCCACGGCAGCCAGGCGTACGCCTTCGTGGCTGTAGCGGCCTTCCAGCGCCTCCATCCATGCGTCGTCAGCGGCGGGTAGGCCCAGTCGCTCCGGCGACGGCTTGCACCAGCCGATGAACTGGCCAACGCTCGGGGCGAACGGCGAACCGCTACGGCGGCACTCCTCGATGGCGTAGCGCACCTGGTTGATGTCGCTGATGCCGGCGTCGATCAGGCCCTTCGTCCAGCTGCGCTTGGCGGCTTTCAACGCTTTGTCATCCGGCCAGGCCTGCTTGTGCGCCGGGAAGATGGCCTGCAGCTGACGGAAAATCTTCTCCACCACCTCGCCGGTGGCATCGTCGACTACGCCCAGCGGCACGCCGGCAACCGGTACCGGCTGGCTGACCTGCAGGGCCCGCGCAGCTGCGGGAATCATTTGGGTGACGTTCTTCATAGGTCATCACTCGTGTCGTGGCGCCAGGACTGGTCATCGAAGTCCGGGCCGGCCGGGCGGCGGGCTTGCGCACCTGGCAGAACCTTCTCCGGGAACAGGCCGGTCCAGCCGTTGCTGATGGACTGGTTAATCACGGCGTCAGGCGCGTGGTGGCCGGCCAGGGTCTTGGCCTGCTTCGCGCAGGTGGTGGCGGTCAGTGGCTTGCGGATCTCTTTGCGGTGCTGGCACCAGTCGGCCCACAAGGCAGTGCTTACGTTGGCCGGCTTGGCAGTCATCGGGTCGAACTTCTGTGCCTTCTTCGAAGCCGCAGGAGCGTCAGCGACTGGCCCCTTCGGTTCTTTGATGGTTCCTTGATGGTTTATTGATGGATTGGGTGCAGCTCCTGCACCCCGTTCTGTCGTGGTTTGCACCCCGTTCTGTCGTGATCTGCACCCCGTTGTGTCGTCATTTGCACCCCGTTCGGAACCGGGTGCAGCTGGTGCACCCCGTTCAACGCACAGGTCATAGACGGTCGGGCGGCGGTCGTGACGGTCGATGTAGGCACCGGCAATTGCCTGATTCCCAAGGCGAATCACCCCTATCTCCAGCAGGAGGTCGAGCTTGTATTTCACCGTGCGGATCGACAGGCCGGTGTCATCGCTGATGCTTGCAGAGGACGGAAAAGCCCCTCGGCCGTTCTTGTCGGCATAGTTGGCCAGGACCAGCAGTACGTAGCGCGCAGTGGCGTCCATGATGTCGCGCTGCTCCAAAGCCCAGGACATGGATTGGACGCTCATTGGCCGCGCTCCTTGGCCATGGCCGTGTCAATGAACGCATCCATGCGTGCAGGCGCCATTCCAGGGATGTCGCGCGTGTCGCAATACCCTGCGCCGTCCCGAAGCCATCGGTACCGCTCTGCATCTTTGCGCAGATCCTGTGCCAGGCCCTCAATAGCGCTCCCGTCATCGTCCATGTCAGCGCCCAGCGCCTCACCGATAGCGCCGATGTCACAGGCGGCAGCCAGCAACATGCGCTTGTGCGACTCCAGGTCCTTGGCGAGCGATATGGTGGAGGCGTGCCAAGCCCATGCCGCGGCCTTGAGCATCGCTGCGGCATCATCGTTGGCAGTGGCCGTCATCTCGCCGAAGCCGAACTCTGCGCGGAAAGCAGCCAGGAACTCGGATTTCATACCCTCTGGCATGCCATGAACGCTCATGCTGCACCCCGCACGGCCTTGTCGTGGGTGTGCAGGCCGTCCCAGTTCTTCTTCATGGGCAGCTCGCCGGCCAGGTACAGCTCGTACAGGCGTACGGCGCCCTTACGCAGAAGGATCGGCTTGTAGACGGTGAAGGGTTCCTTACCGTGCGGGGTGATCTCGTCATGGTGTTCGGTCATATAGCGGTCGCGGGCGTAGGAGCTAACGCGCCAGCGCGAGCCTGACCGGCCTTCCGTGAACAGCCAGTTTTTCGCCTTCAAGTAAGCCTGAACCTGCATGACGTTGACGCCATTCAGTTGCTTGCAGAACTGCGCCGCCGTCTCGCCCTCCTTGAACAGGTTCTCCAGATGGTCGATCTTCTTGGCTTGGGCCTCGACCTGGACGGTGAGCAGCACGCGGGCTTTTTCCGACTCCAGGGCCATCTGGAGGATTTCCAGCGTGCTGAGATCGGCGGACTGAGCCGGGACGGATTTCGCCAGGCGCCAGAACTCCTTGACCAAGCGCTTCTTGAACTCACGGACGATGGCCGTGTTGCGCATGTAGGTCAGCAGTAGGGTCGCCTGCTGCTCGTTCATCAGCGCGATCTCGCGGGATTGCATGCCGCCAGCGGTCTCGAAGGGTTCGATTTGGAATCGCACCCCTCCGAATTCGCTGAAGTCGGCCTGGTACTTGCGAACCAAGGCAATCACACTGGCGTGTTCGTTTCCGGTTTCGTGAGCGATGGTCCCGGTAGTGGTCACCGCCTCACCGTCGACGATGGTGACGATTTGGTTGCGCGCCACGAAATCGAACTTCGCGTTTTGTGGCGCGAGATTCGAGGGGGCTTGTATACTGGATTCCTGCAGATGCATAATTCACCTCAAGAGTTTTATGTGAAGCAGAGAGCCGGGCCGCAATCCCGGCTTTTTTGTGCCTGTAATTCAGAGAGGGCCTCTGCCCTACCCTGATGAGTCCCTCGGAGAGGCCCTCATTGGGGCCACCAACTGCAGGACTTTGGCCTTACGGCGGCCAACCACTGATAAAGCGCCACTGGCTACAGCCGCTTCGTACACCTGGTTCATCGCGGTGTTGAAGTCCCAGTTATTGGCCCTCATCAGCCCCTCTATTCGCTGCCGCACATGCGGCGACAGCTGATCAAGCTGTACGGTCATTTAGGCCTCCAAAGGGCCTTCAGCCCGCGATATCTTCTTGCTGCTTGTCCTGCATCAGCTCCTCGATAACGCCGTTGGCTACGGCCCATTCGATGATTTCGTACAGATAGGTGGCGTGCTGCATGCGGGTCTTGCTCGCAGCCTTGCGGAGGATCCGGTCGAGCACGGGCTCGAAACGGACCTTCACCGGGATGGCGCGCTTCTGATTCGGGTCTTGGTACATGCTTGGTTGGCTCCTTGCGGCTATGAAATGGGTTAAGCGGCGGAAAGCGCGTGGGTCGGGTTGCTGTCGATCTGGCTCCATGGGAACGAAGGACACAGATCGGCACGATTCACAGCGCCATTCGTAAGCGCCTCAATCTGTAGTGCGCGCTTGGCTGGGACCGTGCGCTCTCCTGAACACCATTGGTTGACGGTGGGTGCCGCAACATTCAGCCGGCGCGCCAATTCCGCCTGGCTGCCCAGCACGCGGGATGCTTCTTTGGCTGCTTCTGCTGATTTCATGAGTTCTCTCCTGGAGATTTACCGATGAATATAAGGCATTACCTTATCTTTCACAAGCCATTGCCTAATCAGCGCCCCAATAGGCCTAATTAGGCAATGCTTACCGGACCAGAATTAGGCGCAGCCATTGATGCTGCGCGGATCGCCAAGGGCGTATCGAAGAAGCAACTCGCAGACGACTTCCAGGTGAAGCCTCCGTCGGTGCAGGGCTGGGTGAAAAACGGCCGGATCGACAAGTCGAAGCTGATGGACGTCATCGCCTACTTCGCTGACGTTGTAGGACCTGAGCATTGGGGTCTGCGCCCAGGCTTTACCTATGAGAGCCTGCAGGACGTCGCCTCAGCATCGGTTGAAGAGCCGGCGCCCACCTCGGCTGCGGATATGGTTCGCAATATGCTCGCCAAGCAGGGCAAGAACCTGCCGGAAAGTGCCCGTGCGCAGCTGATGGCAGCTGCCGAAGCTTCGGACCAGGGCAACGTAATCACCGTAGACTTCTCCCGCCCGGGGCTTGTCGGGGATGAGGTTCGGATTGCTCACTACGATGTGCGCGCGGCCATGGGCAACGGCCAGGCCACGCATGACTATCCCGAAATGCTGAAGGACATACGTGTCAGCCCGAGCCATCTCCGTGAGCTGGGCGTCGAGTTCGAAGAGCACTTCCACCTGAAGGTGGTCACTGGCTGGGGCCAGTCGATGGAGCCCACCATCAAGCACCGCGACCCGCTGATCGTGAACATCAATGTGCGCGAGTTCGTGGGCGACGGGATCTACCTCTTCGTCTGGGATGACCTGCTCTACATCAAACGCCTGCAGGTGGCTGATGAGGAGCACTTCGAGATGATTTCGGACAACCCGCGACACAAGGATCGGCTGATCCGGCGGGATATGACCTACATCCAGGCCAGGGTGCTGCTGGTCTGGAATGCGCACTTAGTGTGATCAGCTACCTCCAGACATAGAAAAGCCCGCTAAGGCGGGCTTTTTTGTGCTCGTTATAAAGAGCCTGGGTCAATTCCTATTACTCGCAGGGATTCCGCCAGGGTTGGGTCCAACTGAACTTCACCCGTAGTTGAAGCGGCTTGGTTGATGCCAACGGTGCGATATTTCAGCGTGTGACCGGAGAGCATTTGCTTGATAATTTTTTTCGCTTTATCGCCACCAGTTACCGTGTATGGGCTCATCAGCTGAGTGACATTGAGCATGGCCTGGTCCTGAGTTTGCTTTACCAGGGCAGCCTGTTCTGGTGGCAAGTTCAAGGTGTATTGAGGAGCCGACGGCATCATGCTGACAGGCGTCTCCTGTGGAGTGATGGTCCAGGCCTCATTTTGGTCGATCCGCAGTTGAACTGTGCCGACCGGAATCTTGAAGCGCCCGCCAGACATCAGGCCCACATAAATCTCGTCACCCTCCTTTCGAACCACTGGATAGAAGCGGAGCGACCGGGTAACGATCGATCCCGAGGCGGGGAATTCACTCGTAGTCACCATCATAGTGGTTTTATCCGTGAACTCGTCAGTGGTTCCAGTGGCCTGCCATGTCGGGCCCGACGCGCACCCGCCAAGCGCCATAGTTGCAGCTAAGACCGAGACTATCCTTTTCATTCCAGACTCCAACGCTTTGGTCGGCGAATTCTAACAGAGCTCCGTCACCATCACCCAAGACTGCCTATCTCAGGCTTTTTGCGCTCCTTAAAAAGGCGCCTCTTCCTCCTCCCTCTCATCCTCCCAGTCCCTTTCCGCGACCAGGTCGCCTCGATCATCTGCGCTCTGCGGCTCCCACCGTACGGTCACGCTCTCGTCGTCGTTGAACGTTAGATCTAGCTCCGGCGTCTCGGCCAGCAGGCCCATCACCTCCTCCCACTCCATGTCTCCATCCGTGTCCAGGCGATGGATCGTCACCCAGCGCTGAGCCTGCGCGATCGGGTGATTGATCATCGACGAAACCCGCAGCCCAAGGCGTTCCAGCCCGGTCATTTCCTGGCGCGCCTGCGGCGCCGACTTCTTCTGCTTGGCCATTCTTCCTCCGTTAACTGTACATCCATCCAGTATTAGGCAGAGCTTACCCGAGCCATCGAATGATGCAAGCCCGGATGGCAGATTAGGCACACATGAAAAAGTTAGGCATTACCTATTTACAAGAATTAGGCATTAGCTTATCTTTCATCTCAACGCCGCAGTCACTCACGAGGGACTGCCGAGGCCCTCAAGCCTCACCGCTCTTTAACTCTGATGGGAACCTCGCGGATCGATCCCGGCAACGGTACAGCGCGAGCAATAAATTCGATCCCCATGCCAGCTCTGGAACTGGCCAGCTCGAAGTCAGGCGCTTACGGCGCGGATGGAGGGTTGAGCTGCAACGCTCCCTGCCAGATAGCCCTCAGAACGGGCTGATGCACTGGTACAGCGGGCCACGCCGGGGAACCGGTGGAGGCTGCAGCAATCAAGCAATCGCCCAGGCAACCGTGGCGAGTAACGGAGCCCAGCAAGACCGACTTCACTGGCTGGCCTTGGCGACAGGGCCAGTATCAAAGCTGTTTCACCGAGACCGCTTTGATGCACAGGAGATCAATATGGCTAGAGGCTTGGTTTTCGGGATAGGCATAAACGACCTCCCTCGCTATCACAGCTGCCCCTTCTACAGCAGATGGAAAGGCATGCTTAGGAGATGCGTCGGCGACAGAGCGTTCGGCCCATATGACGGATGTAGGGTCGCAGATGAATGGCTTGTGTTCAGCGCTTTCATGGATTGGATGAAGGATCGGCCATGGATGGGCAACCACCTGGACAAAGACATTCTCAGGACATGGGAAAAACTCTACTGCCCGGGAACATCGGTTTTTGTACCGGCTTATGTCAACTCAATCCTGATTGAGCGCGACTCTGGGGCATGCGGACTGCCGATAGGCGTTTCAACAACCATGCGCGGTAAACCCTATATGGCAAGGGTGCGCTGGCTGGACGGAAGCCGCACCAGCGTCGGCAGCTTTGACTGCCCCCACGAAGCGCACAGGGCCTGGGCTGCAGCCAAGGCAGGTGTCATCAGGCAGGCGGTAGATCAATACCGCACGACCGACCGATTCGACGAGCGTGTCTGCTCTGCCCTTCTGGATAGGGCAGATCAGCTCGCCGCAACCTGAAGTCAACCGCCCTGGAGGCCAAGACTATGAACAAGCAAGCCAACTTTCGCAGCCTGCCAAGCAGTGCACGGTTCACATTCAAGCGCGGCAACGACAGAGCCGTATATCGCAAGTTCGGGTATGACCTCGCAATTCTCGACGGCGATCACAGCGCGCAGCCTTTCAAACTCCATGGAAACACTGCCGTTGTGCGCTGCTGAGACGACCGCACAACCAGCAATGCGTCAACCTGACGAAAACCGCCCGATGCCCTGCTCCTCATCGCAGGCTGCATCGGAGGCCACTCTGAACGCGAGTTGATCGCCGCGAATTGTGAGCGTGGGTAGCGTCTCGCCGCATGGTGAGGCGTCCCGACACCCGGTTTGCCCCGGAGAGTGGCCACCGATGCATCCCGCATCCCCTTCCCTTCAAATACGACCGCATCGACAGGTGCCGGGCTTGGCTTTTCACGCCCAGCTTGGTCCCTGGTGCCCGGCACCTGATCAATGCGGTTGGCTACCGAGGTTCACACGATGAGCAAAGACACAGGCGGACCCGCATTTCCCACCCAGATCAACAACAGCGGAATCACGCCGATCAAGGGTTTCAATGGCGAAGAAATCAAGCCGCAAACCTTCAGCGCTTACCCAGGCATGACCCTGCTCGACTACTTCGCAGCTAAGGCGCTTGTCGGCCTTCTGTCTTGGCCTGGCGACGAGGGAAGCGGCAGCTATCACTCGAACAGCGACCTAGCTCATACCGCAAGCATGGCTTACGAATACGGCAAGGCCATGCTCGCCGCCCGGGTGAAGCCATGAGCGGTTGGATTAAGTGCAGCGACAGACTGCCCAGCCTGGAAGGCAAGCCTGATTGGGGTCACGGCGAAACGGTAATCGCCTTACAGCAAGGGGTTGTTCGAGCGTTGCGCTACGAGCGGCAGATGCACAACAGGACAGAGAAAGGTCGTGAGCCGCGCTGGGTTGACATGCGTGGCCGGATCACGCCCGCGCCAACGCACTGGCAGCCACTCCCTTCCCCGCCCACCGAGTAACCCACCACCTGGAGGCGACCATGGCCAGGGAGCATGAGCTTTACGCCGACAGCGCCCAGGCCCGGGAGGTTGACCGCCAGATGGGCCTGTTTGGCGATACGCACTGGGCCGACCACCTCACATCGGAGCAGGCCCGGGCGAACAATGAGGCTTGGAACACGATGATCCGCGAGCGTGATGAACGCCAGCGGACAGAAAGCCGCCGAGTGATCGGCACGGCCCTCGAAAAGATGGAAGCCATGTGCGGCTCAGGAGCCGCCCGGAGGACAGCATGAACGGCGGCACACGCCAAGAGGTGATTGCCATCATCGACTCTCGTTTCGAAGCAATTGATGCTTCCTTCAGTGAATGCCTTCGCGGCGAGCTGATGATGGCGATCGACCTGGCCGGGCTGACCGGCGCAATCGACCTTACCAAGCAGCGCAGCTACACGGAGCGCTTGAACCGGGCAATCGCCCGCAACAACGAAGCCTGGCTGGTAGCGAACGGGAGAGTTGCATGACTACGCAAATCGTGACGACGCTAATCGACGAGCAGATAGCTGAGGCCGCACAGGCAGTGCCAGACGACCGCATTCTCATGGTTTTCAAGGGGCTTACTTTGGAAGACGCCATGAACCAAGCGCGCATGGCTCATATCGAGAACCCGGCAGCATGGTCAGGCCGAGCTTACCTTTGCGGTATGTGCACCTTGGCCTACGAGGTCCGCACGTGAGCCGCCAGCAGGCCAGGCGCTTAGCGCTCTGGCGCGGCAGCTTCATCACCCTATCACTGTGCACCGCCTGGATGCTCGCAAGCGCTTACGCCGACTGCATCACCTCCTGAGGCATCCATGAACACAACCCCCCGCCTGGCCGCCCAGCTCGACTGGATGACGGTCGGATCGTTCTCGCCTGAGCGGTACCAGGGCGACGAGCGCAAAGAGTACGAAGAAGAGGCCGCTCGCATTGAGCGGCAGTGGGACAACCAACCAAGCTGAGGTGCCGCATGGCAACCGTAACCCTGATCCTCGGCAAGTCCGGGGCCGGCAAGAGCGCGTCGTTGCGCAACTTCAAGCCTGATGATGTGGCTTTGGTACAGGTCATCAAAAAGCCGCTTCCCTTCCCCGGCTCTAAAGCGTGGAAGTCCTACGTCACCGACAACTGGGTCAAGGTCATCGGTGCCTGCCGCCAGACCAAGCGCAAGGTGATCGTGATCGACGACTTCCAGTACATCCTGGCCAACGAGTTCATGCGCCGGAGCGAGGAGAAAGGGTTCGACAAGTTCACCGAGATCGGCCGGCACACCTGGAACATCTTCGAGGCACTGCTCGGCCTACCCGACGACGTTCGCGTCTACATCCTCAGCCACACGGAGGAGACGGACGCCGGCCAGATCAAGATGAAGACCATCGGCAAGATGCTGGACGAGAAGATCACCCTGGAGGGCATGGTCACCATCGTCTTGCGCTCAGTGGTCAGCGACGGCCAGCACCTGTTCAGCACCCGCAACAACGGGTCGGACACCACCAAAGCCCCAATGGGCATGTTCAACGAGGCGATGATCGATAACGACCTTGCCTTGGTCGATGCCGCGATCTGCGAGTACTACGACCTCACCAACACCACTCAGGCCGCATAGGAGCCTTCTGAATGTTCAACCTGGACGCAAATGCCGCGCGCTCCGCGGACAACAAGTCAGCCTTCATCGACGAAGCGGGCAAGTTCATTGGCGAGTTCCTGCGCGCCGAGTACATGGAGAAGCAGGAAACCGGGTCGACCGGTATCGGCTTCACTTTCAAGAGCCGCGATGGTGCCGAGGCAACTTTTTACCTCAACCTGACCTACCAGCACGGCACACGCAATGAAGGCGGTTACGCGATGATGAACGCCATCATGGCGTGCCTGCAGCTGCGCACCGTCGGGGCGCCACAGCCAACCCAGTTCGAGAAGTGGAACAACGACACCAAACAGCGCGAGCAGGTAACCGCGCCAGGCTTCCCTGAACTCTTGAAGAAGCCGATCGGCCTGCTCATCCAGATGGAAATCGAGAAGAACAGCCAGACCGGGATGCCGCGGCCGATCATCTACGCCCCCTTCAGCGCAGAGTCGGAAAAGACGGCGTCCGAGATTCTCGACCCCCGCTGCACCAGCCCAGCCAAGCTGGAAAAAATGGTTCAGCAGCTAATGAAGAAGCCGGTCCATGACCGTCGTCCGAAGTCCGCCCAGGTGGCCGGCGGATACTCCCAGCCCGACAACTACGACTACGGCGCACCGCCTGACTTCTCGGACGATATTCCGTTCGATTGACCGCTGGTCAGCAGCAACCACGCTGCTGACACCCCTCCTTCTTGCGAAACGGACCTCATATGACCGCCTACATTTTCGACTCTGAAACCACCGGACTGAACAGCCCGGAACTGGTTGAGGCTGCATGGCTGCAGCTCGGCACCGGACTGGCAGTAACCGGCGAATTCCTGCAGCGATACAAGCCGTCCAAGCCAATCGAGCTTGGCGCCCTGGCAACCAGCCACATCCTGGATGAAGAGTTGGCAGACTGCCCGCCGCATGACTCCTTCAAGCTGCCCGAAGACGCCACCTACCTGATCGGGCACAACGTAGATTACGACTGGGGTGTAATCGGCAAGCCAGAGATCAAGCGCATCTGCACTGCCGCACTGAGCCGCGCGCTGTGGCCTGAGGCCGACACTCACACGCAGTCGGCCATGATCTACCTGCACTACCGTACGGAGGCGCCCGAGCTGCTGCGTAATGCCCACGCTGCACTGGACGACGTCAAGAACTGCCGTCGCCTCCTGGCAACAATCTTCAGCACCCTCAAGGCGCAGTTGGGCCGGCCGGTGGCCAGCTGGGAAGAGCTGTGGGAAATCTCCGAGGAAGCCCGAATCCCGAAGGTCATTCGCTTCGGCAAGCACGCCGGCTCGAAGATCGAGGACATCCCGCGCGACTACAAACGCTGGCTGCTCGGACAAGCCGACATCGACCCCTACCTGCGCAAAGCCCTGGAGAAGTAAGCCATGAGCGATTGCGGCGAGCATCCCAGCGTCTACTACCTTGGCCGGGAATGCCGCCGCAACGGTGGCGGCAAGCTGGCCAACCCCTTCGCATCCCACACGTTCCACGGCGCCTGGTTCCTGGCCGGCTGGAACGACATGGATCTTGAGATTGAACAGAAAAATCCGAAGCGCGCTGCAAAGAACAAGGCGGCGTGAGCACCTCCACCTTCCCCCAAGCGGCCTGCAGGAGGTCGAACATGGCAACCCTTTTCGACGCATCGACGCGCAAGCCGGTGCGAAAGCTGTACATCACCCGCAGCGGCGGCCAGTACCGGCCTGACGATGTGGCCCTGGCCTTCGCGCTGAGTCTCCGCGTGCATGACAGCGCCGACCACCTGCGCAGGCTGGCCCGGCGCCTGGTGGACAAGGTCTGCCTCGAGCACCAGCCGAACATGAAGCGCCTGGCCCGCGAGCCGGACGATGCCGAGGTGTTTGCGGCTGCGCTCAAGATCATCAACCGGGTGTGCGACCTGCTCGACATCGGGCCGGGCGCCACCTTCGTGCGCAATGGAGGCGATGATGGCTCTGACGCAGCAGCAGCGTGACCAGCGCCGGCGTGAAAAAGCGGCAAGACTGCAGGAAGAAAATCTGCATTTGAAGGTTCGCTCAGGCACAAAGCGAACCCTGCTGGAACTGATGGAGTGGGCCGGGATCGAGGAACAGGGCGAGGCGATGACGCTGATGATTCATCACATCGAGGCGCTCGGTCATCACGCTCTGTTCAGGATCGCGCGCCACGAAATCGAAGCTAACCGATCTGTGGCGCGTATTGAGCCGCTGAGGCTGTCAGCCAGAAAGCGGACTGGCCAGCACCTGCGGGCGATCTGCGGCTGGGCAGACGCCACGTACAGCCAGGTGATCGAGGCGCTGATCCACGGCATCCACGCTCTTGGCCGGCTGCACGCGGCGAAATTTCTCACTCCGCCGCGGCACGAGATCAGCATATCGCCGCGACTGGCTCTGGCCTTCGACCGGAAAAGCATGCTGATGATTCAGCAGGATCCGGGAGACGTCATAATTCCTCCGGATCAAACTCCATCGGCAGGCCATGCTTGATGGTCCCAAACCACTCGAACTGTCCGATAGTTTTCAAAGCGGCCTTTTCGATCTCGTCCGCAACGTCGTCGTACTGCTCTACTGACGGACATAGCTCAAACGTACAACAACAGCTGTTTGAGTCGTAGAACAAGCTGATTACACGTTTTTGTAGCCCCTTTTGAGCGATTGCTACGCAAAAACTGAGCATTTCCGCCAGCTCATATGCCTTTCCGTGACGCGTGCAGATCTCAATTCCGTGTGCGGTGAGGTGATCCACTGAAACACTCGACTCACGCATTGAACCTCCCTAGCCCGGCCCCATGCCGGTCACCCGTAATACCCCATCCCAAACCAAATTGCCACCATGCCGCATCCGGCCACGGAGGGCGGCGCATGCATGGAGAAAGCCATGAGCTACTTCTACAAGACCGAATCCCCAAAGGTCCTGGCCGCAGTGCGCGCCTGGGATCAGAAGAAAGCGGCCTGGAACGTCCAGCGCGAGAAGCTGGGCCAAGCCTTCGGCGCCGATGCATCGCCGATGTACAGCGGCTCCCGCAACTACGTCGGCGGCATCAAGCTCAGCGCCAGCCGCGACCTTGATGTGCACTGGTGCCGTCCTGACGAATACGGCTACCGCTCGCTGCGCCGGGCGCCCAAGCATGCCAAGGGCACGGCCAAGGAGGTGCGCGCTGCCGAGAAGGCTGAACACCAGCGCCTGGAAGACCTCTGGAAAGCACATTGCCCGGACGACATCGACCGGGACGAAATGTGGGAAGCCATCGGCGTTGAGCGCGGCGGTATCTGGCTCAGTGGCGGGGTGTGCTTCACCTATGGCGACACCGTGTACCTGAACCTGGGCAGCAAGGCGGCTGACGGCGATGTCGACGGCCTGGTTGAGATTGTCAGCAGTGAGTACGAAACAGCTCGCCATCGTGTGCTGAACGCGCGCAAAGCCGCCTGACCCTCCGGCGCTGCCAGCCAGCGCCTTCCCCTATTCAACGTTATTGACTGCTAGATCTCCTTCATCATATCCGCGATACGCTTATTGATAGTGCGCTCCACCTGAAAAACGTCTGATTGAAAATTACTGATGAGAAAAAATGACTGTGTCTCGTACTCATCAACTTCTGAGCGAGGAACTCCGAACTCCATTTTTTCGATCATGTCTTTGGCCTTTCGAAAGTTATGATCAATCGTCATGGGCTCAACTTCAGGAAACCCGTACTCTGGTGGATTTTGAGGGCCAACGAGGTGGCCGTAAGCGTTCCACAACGTGCAGAACCTACTCCAGCTGCTTCGCCAATCACGGAAAAGGGTACGAAGCTGGTCTGAGTACTCCCCCAAAACCTCATGATCGTTGACCTGGTGCATCTGCATATGAGCATGCTTAAGACCATTCAAGTACGCTCCCCCATCCATAAGGCCATGAGTCGCTTCGCGAAGCTCCTGGAGCACCTCGAAGTGCTTCTGGTGATTGAACTGCTTCTTCCATGCAGTCAAAGCCTGCCAGGCAAAAAAAGCCATGCATAGTGTGGCCATGTAGCTGAGCACCTCAAATACATCCTTGAACTCAAACTTGGGATTTCCCCAAGCAGAGAACAAGTAAGCTCCAAACATCACCAGCATTACGCATCCAAATAAAACGACTCGATCCATAAGCCCCTCCCCAATTTAAACCGATTCTACAACGAGGCGATGGCATGCCCACAGCAATCGACCTGTTCGCCGGCCTCGGCGGATGGAGCACCGGCGCGCGCGCCGCAGGCGTCCAGGTTCTCTGGGCGGCAAACCATTGGCCAGAGGCCGTGAAGTGGCACGCAGCAAACCACCGGGACACCGAGCACGTGTGCCAGGACCTGCAGCAAGCGAACTGGGCAAAGGTGCCTCGCTCGGACATCGGCATCGCCTCTCCATGCTGCCAAGGCTTCACCAACGCCCGCGGGAAGAAGAGCGGCAACCCCGAGCACGATGCATCGCGCTCGACAGCCTGGGCCGTTCCCTCTGCTGCTGAAGTGCTTGATCAGGACGCCTGGGTGGTCGAGAACGTGCCGGAGTTCGTGAACTGGGTGCTCTACCCCAGCTGGGTGGATGCGATGAGGCGCCTTGGCTACCAGGTTGCGCCGCACATAGTCGATTGCGCCGACCTCGGCGTGCCGCAACATCGAGTGCGCCTGTTCCTGATCTGCACCAAAAGCAAGGCGCCGATTCAACTGCAGCTACAGCAGTGCGAGCACGTCCCGGCCAGCAGCTTCCTCGACTTCGACGCCGGACGCTGGTCGCAGATCGAGAAGCCAGGCCGGGCCCAGGCCACGCTCGACCGCGTGCGCAATGGCCGCCAGCGCTTCGGCGACAGGTTCATCATGCCGTACTACGGCAAAGGCTCAGGCACCACCGGTCGCGACATCAAAAGGCCGATCGGCACCATCACCACTCTGGACCGATGGGCCTTGGTCGACGGCGACCGCATGCGAATGCTAAGCGCCAGCGAAGCCCTGGCCGCCATGTCGTTCCCCGCCGACACCCTGCGCCCGGATAACCACCGACTCACCATGCACATGGCTGGAAACGCGGTACCACCGCTGGCAGGCCAGCGAGTTATCGAGGCCCTTCTTAAAGCAGCCTAGTGCTTCCGGCTCTTGCCGAGCCCAAACGACCCACCGCCGACGGTGTAGACACTGCGGCGCTTTTTCTTCTTCTGCGGACCTTCGAAGAGAATCTTGAGGCGCCGGGCGCGTGCCGCTCCGGTCAGATCGCACACACGCTTGCCTTCTGGCCCCATGCACTTTTCAACGTGCTTCTTCAAAGCCTTCGACGTGAACAGGCCTTTGCAGTGCCTGCACACCTGGTCAATCGGCCGTCCCTTTGAATCAACTGATATCGCCATGGTTTCCCTCCACCGAAGCCATGAGCATAGCCTCGAGGTATCCCCATGCCCACAGAAAACCGATCCAGCACCACCGAACTGAGCAAGATCGTCACCGAAGCCCTTGTCGGCATGGTTTCCGGCGTAACCGGCATGAAGCCGCCCGCTGATGAGCCACTGCCTGGCTTCATTCAGGCGCCGATTGATCGCGCAGTAACGCGGATTTCAGAGCTTCTCGCCCAGCCATCCCCACAGCCCCACCCCGAGCCTATAGCCTGGATGGTTGGTACTGCCTTCTGGTGGACCAAAGAAGAGGCAGAGCGGGATGCCGCAGAGGCTGGGCTGCCGATTGTTGGCCTGGGGCCGATGACCGATCGCACCGCTACCGAACTCGCCGAGAGCGAAACGATGGCGGCGATAGCCGAACTTGCCGAGTGCGAGGCCATGGCCGATATGGTTGCCGAGCGAGAATGGGCGGAGCATGTCGGTACCGGCGATGTATCCAGCAAGGTCGAGGCAGCTTTCACTCAACTGCACAACGATCTGCATGAGGCCGTCGACAAGCTGGCCGAGCGGGATGCGCTGCTGAAAGAAGTGCTGATCAAAACTGACAAATGGATGCTGCCTGACCTGTACGAGCGTATTCGTCTGTCGTTCAAGCCCGCCAGCGCAGAGCTCGGCGCACCAACTCCGCAGACGATCAACGGGCACAAGCTCAACTGCAAAGCGGTCGACGAATACAAGCCTGGAGATTGCAGTTGCAGTGCAGAGCCGGATTCGAAGTCATGACGACGCACTTCGCACCATTCACCGACCTGGAAGACGTTGAGCAAGCGCCCTGCGGCACCTGGCTAGGGGAATCCTCCGAGCTGTCAGGCGACTGGGCCGAAGTCGATTGCCTGCTCTGCAAGAAGCGCCGAGAAAGGATCATCGCTGCCGCCGCTGATGAAGAGCGCTTCATCGTCGAGCAGATGGGCCACATGGCAGCCTTCATGCGCTCGGTGGATTCAGCCCCGCAAGAGAACATTTGTACTCCCAAGCTGTAACCCCTCTCCCCTCTATTCACTGCCGCGATATAGCGGCCAAGGCGAAGCTATGTCTCAAGCAAAGGAACGCCCGATCCTGTTCAGCGGGCCTATGGTCCGCGCCATTCTGGAAGGCCGGAAGACGGTCACCAGGCGTGAGGTGAAGAAGCGCAACGCCCTGGACTGCCTTGCGGCCGGGTTCGAGCCATCTTTCCTGACTCTTTCGGGCAATGCGGACATGTGCCCATATGGCAAGCCAGGCGATCGCCTGTGGGTGCGTGAGGCGTGGCTGGCAGATTCTCAACTCGATTCGATTTCGCCGCGCGACCTGAGCCAGGGCGAGCCCATCATGTACCCAGCAGATGGCAGCGTCCGGCAGACAGGATGCGCAATGGTCTCGCAGGGCCGAGGGCGCCCCTCGATCCACATGCCCCGCTGGGCCAGTCGAATCCTGCTGGAAATCACAGCAGTACGCGTCGAACGGCTGCAGGACATCAGCGAGGACCAGGCCGAAGCGGAAGGCGTGGGTTTCCTTCGGCAAATACCCGATGCAGACGAGACGCTCACCGCCGCGCAGCTATTCGAGTGCCTCTGGAGCAGCATAAACGGCGACGAATCATGGAGCGGCAACCCGTGGGTATGGGTCGTCGAGTTCAAGCGGGTGACACCATGACTCGCCTCGCCCTCTGCCTCCTGCTGCTGGCCACCGGCGCCAGCGCAACCGATAACGTCATCGACGTGCAGCACGACAGCCAGCGCGGCGTCACCTGCTACCTGCTGAATGGGGTCGGCATCAGCTGCATCCCCGATAGCGAGCTGCAGGCCGGCAACCAGCGCCAGCTCTCCCCGCACGAAACACAACCCGAACCTACACCCGCACTGGCGCCTGGGCGCTGGATTGATGAGAGGTATCAGCTGTGAGCAAGATCGATTGGAGCAAGGCGCCTGAGTGGGCAGACGGCCACGGCCTGGTCGCCCACCACGGCATTACCGAGGTGTGGATCAACATGGACCAGTACGCCGTGGTCGGCGCCGAGGATCGCGTCTATCCATACGGTGGCGGTACCGGCGATCACCGGCACAATTTCACGCAGGGCCAGATCCAGTACATCACGCCGCGGCCGGCGCGCTGGGATGGCGAAGGCCTACCGCCGGTTGGCACCACATGCGAATGGCATCCCAGTAGCGACCAGGTCATAGTTGTGACGATCCTGGGCCGTGATGGCGATGAAACATGGTTCCGTCGCAAGGGCGCAGAGGACTCCGAGACTTGCCTGCGCATGGCATTCTTCAGCCCCATCCGCACGCCTGAGCAGATCGCGGAGGCGGAGCGAAAGATAGCAATCGCCAAAATGGCAGAGGATGCCCAGCTGGATTTCAGTGCAGGTGAGCTTCTCACTGCCCGCGAGTATGTAGAGTGCGCGATCGCTGCTCTGCATGATGCCGGCTACCGCAAGCAGGTGGCGCCATGATCGCCCTCGCCTACATGGCCTACCTGATCTACAGGGGGCCGCGATGAGCGAGGTCAGCCTGTACCAGGGAGACTGCCTGGAGGTGATGAAGTCGATCCCAGATGCCAGCGTCGACCTGGTGCTGGCTGACCTGCCATATGGCACCACGCAGTGCGCTTGGGATGTGGTGATTCCCTTCGCCCCACTCTGGGAGCAGTACTTGAGAATCGCCAAGCAGGAGGCGGCCATTGTGCTCTGCGCGGCCCAGCCGTTCAGCTCGCTGGTGGTCGCCAGCAACCCCCGCGACTACCGCTACGAATGGATCTGGGAGAAAGGCAACGCGACCGGCTTCCTCAATGCGAAGAAGCAGCCACTGCGAGCGCACGAAAGCGCCCAGGTCTTCTACCGGCGCCAGCCGGTGTACAACCCGCAGATGACCTCCGGGCACGAGCGTCGCACGGCCAAGCGGAAGACGGTCAACTCAGAGTGCTACGGCAAGGCCCTGTCGCTCACCGAGTACGACTCGACGGACCGATACCCACGCTCGGTTCAGTTCTTCTCGAGCGACAAGCAGACGGCCAACTTCCACCCAACGCAGAAGCCTGTCAGCTGGATGCGGTTCCTCATCGCCACCTACACCAATCCCGAGCAGGTGGTGCTCGACAACACAATGGGCAGCGGCACGACCGGAGTTGCCTGTATCCAGCTGGGCCGGCGCTTTATCGGCATCGAGCAGGACGAAGGGCATTTCGGTACCGCCCAACAGCGCATTGCTGAGGCAATCACCATCCGCGACACCCCGGCAGCGCAGATCGAGCTGTTCGAAGCCCGAGCCTAACCCCTCCCCCTACTACTCAAGCCCGCCGACATGCGCGGGCGAGGAGCAACCATGTCTGATTTTCAGACCACGACCGAGCCCGTGGCCCGGAAGCGCCATACCTGCTGCGAATGCCGCGGGCACATCGATCCCGGGCAACGGTACCAGCTGGTGGCTGGCTGCTGGGAAGGCTCGATGGAAAGCTTCAAAACCTGCCTTCCGTGCGTTCAGGCCCGCGACTGGGCGACTGCCCAACCTGAGTGGATGGGCGACGGAGAGCACCTCTACTACTTCGGCATGCTGGAAGAGGACTTGGCCAATCTGGCTCCGGAGCTTTCACCAGGTGACGGCCGCCGTTTCCGAGCCTATCGGCTGCAGGTGCAAATTTGCCGCCGCCGTGACGCTGCGCACTCACAGAAAGCAGCCTGACCACCAACCTGCCGCCGTCGGCGGCGTGGAGACCATCCATGAACCTGATCGACTGCTACGTCACGAAGATCCTCGGCGAGCCGTACCGCAAGTTCGGCGCCTGGTGGGTCGACGCCGAATACGAGGCCTATGGCCGAATCAGCAAAACTCAACTCATGTTCCGCACCGAGGAAGCCGCCCGGGCGGCGAAGGTCGGGCACCACTTCTTGGCCTGACCTTACTATATAAAGGAGACACCCTATGCGAACCGCAGAAAACATCGACCGCTTCCTGCGCCTCGACGAGGTGCTGCACGTGACCGGCATCGGCCGGAACACCGTCTATCGCAGAATCAGGGAGGGCACCTTTCCAAAACAGGTTAAGATAGGCCCAAATTCGGTCGCCTGGCGCCAGTCGGACATCACCCAGTGGATGACCTCTTTTACCCCCAGCGACGACCAATCAGTACATTGAGCAGTACATTGAAACGCCAATTTTCGCTCAAGCCCTTATCCCACCAGCTATACAGGTCCACCAGTGGAAATCTTCAAGGAATTCACATTCGAATCGGCCCACCGCCTGCCCAATGTCCCGGCCGGGCACAAATGCGGCCGCCTGCACGGCCACTCATTCAAGGTCGGCCTGCACCTCACCGGCCCGCTCGACCCACATACCGGCTGGATCCGTGATTTTGCCGAGGTGAAGGCGATCTTCAAGCCGATCTACGAACAGCTGGATCACAACTACCTCAACGACATTCCGGGGCTCGAGAACCCGACCAGCGAAGTCATCGCCAAATGGATCTGGGACCAGGTCAAGCCGCTGATGCCGGAGCTTTCCAAGGTACGCATTCACGAAACCTGCACCAGCGGCTGCGAATACACCGGGGACTGA